ATGGCAACATTCCAGAAGCGCGGGAATAGCTGGCGCGCCATTGTGCGCAAGGCTGGACACAAGCCGATCAGTGCCTCGTTTGATTCGAAGGCTGAGGCGGCGGCATGGGCAACGGCAACGGAGGCCAAGCTGAACGATGGCGGCGAGGTGCTCGAGGACAACACGATCGGCATCCCGACGGTAGCGGGGTTGCTCAACCGCTATGCGCTCGAAGTCAGCCCGAATAAGCGTGGCGAAAGATGGGAAGTAATCCGCCTCGAGATGCTATGCAGGAATTTCAAAGTCTTCGGAAAGCCTATCTCTCGGTTCTCGCCTCAAGACATGGCGGATTGGCGCGACGAGCGACTTGCTTCGGTGTCAGCGGCTTCTGTCAACCGTGAGTTGAACCTGATCTCCGCCGTCTTCACGACAGCAATCAAAGAGTGGCGCATGCCCATCAAAGCGAACCCTGTCCACATGATCCGTCGTCCGGGCGGCACTCGTCCGCGGAAGCGCCGGGTCGACGATGCCGAGGTGCAGGCAATTTGCTCGGCGCTAAAGTGGGATATGAAGAGCGCCCCTGAGCTTTCGATGCACTATATCGCCTGGTCGTTCGCATTCGCCGTTGAGACGGCAATGCGACGCGGCGAGATCCTGAAGATGATGCGCCGCCATCTCCACCTCAGTGAGCGTTACGTTCATCTGCCCAGTACGAAGAACAACGAAGACCGAAACGTACCGCTTTCGACCAAGGCGATTGAAATGATCGCAATGTTGGGCGACGGCGAGCCCGATGACTATCTCGTTCCGGTGAATGCAGCTTCATTCGATACGCTGTTCCGCGAAGCGAAAAAGAAGGTCGGCTTGGTTGACTTGCATTTCCATGATTCGCGCCGTGAAGCTGCGACGCGCATGTCGAAACTGTTGTCGAATGTTCTTGAGCTGGCCGCAGTGACAGGGCACAAGTCGCTGAAGATGCTTCAGGTGTATTACGAACCGAAGGCGGCCGATCTGGCCGCCAAGCTCGGTTAAACGACTGCGGGCGTCTTTCGTGGCCGCCCCCGTGTTGTTTGTCGCGCGTGGGTGCTTTGCTCAATAACCCACGCGCGCACGATCGACGGAACCCATCTCGGGCGCCCAAGCCCCGCTACACGCGGAGGCAGACGCTCCGGATGCTGCGACACCATAGACTGAACTGATGCCGGGCTGTACCCCAAGAACGCTGCCAGTTCCTTGAACGACCACAAGTTTTCGATCTCATCGGCCGCATTGCTCATGCCGCCATCCTTTGCGCCGCGGCGTCGTCGTTCGCCGGTCGCGCGCCGATCTTCCGGTCGATCCGGCGCTCGGCCTCGTTGATCGCTTCCCGGGCGTCGCCGATCGTTGCGGCCTCGAGTTGCGCGTCGTGGATGTCGAGTGCGGTTCCGACGGCCGACAGCGCGTCGCCGTCGAACAGCCAGCGACCCGTCGCAATGCCGTGCCGCTCGGACCGGTCGACGCCGGCGAGGGCGCGGTCGAGCGCATCGGCGTGCTCGTGGCCGATGCCTCGCTCGGCCATGGCGATCGCCATGTGCGTCATGCCGTTGATCGTCGACCAGGTCGACACGTCTCCGCGGCCCGATCGCATCCGGTCGAACGCGATCCGGTATGCGATCCCCAAGTCTCGCATCTGCGATTCGTGCAACTGCCGCCGTCCGTGCGCGCGCGCGTCGAGGCGCCGTGCCGCCGATAATGCCCGGCGCGGGTCGTGCTTGCCGCGCGGCTTCTTCTTCGTTCCAGCCATTGTTAGATTCCCCAGTGCTTGCGTGTGGTATCGATCACTCGTTCTGCTGCGGTCTGCAACCTCAATCTCCCGCCGATTTCTTAATGGTTTCTCTCGTGGATGTTAGTCGCATGTAAATATAATTTCGCTAAATGGTAAAATGTGGAGAGAAAATTGCTAAAAATGCTTGCTGTGCGGCCGCCGAGGATGCAAGATAGAGACGTCACTTTCGACGTGGAGTATCAAAATGAGCAATCCTTACGGATGGACATTCCTGCGGCGCGGGAACGACATGGTTTTCAACGGCGACTTTGACGGGAAAGTCGAAATTCAGGTCACACACGAGTGCCTAACCGACAAGCTCGGCTCCGATGGAACGCGTGATGGAGACGAGAAGGCGATCGTCGACAACATGGATCGGATTTCGAGAATCGCATTGGAGAAGTCCCTTGCTGGCGCTGCTTCTCCGATCTTTATCGTGTCCGCTGACTTCTGAGCGCTCGTGCACCGCTGTTTCATCGCATTGATGTGCTGAGTGTCGGTGCGCGGATATTGGTAATCGACGCCGTTCACCGGCTTTCTCCTGCGCGGGCGGCGTCGATGGGTTCAACGCAGCCTCGTTTGAGAAACGCCTCATATGAGCTTTCGCCCCAAGCCTCTTGCACGTGTGTCGCTGGCCATGCGCCTCGGGTGTCTTCTGAGACAACGTCGTACCAGCACGTGTATTCCGGGTTGCGCGACGGACGTGTCTTCATCCAGATATGCTTCGGCACGCCGAGCGGCCAGTCGAAACCTTCGGCTCGCACTGCCTGCATAAACTCGTGGATGTCGTGGTGCCCGCGCGAAATGATGATGTACACGTCCTCGCCGATGCTTTCGATTTCAAGCGGGTAGTTTTTAGTCATGGGTTGCTCCGGAGCGGGCGGCGTCGTGCTTCGCCTTGGCCTCGCGATAGTGTTCGTCACAGCAGAAGCCTTGCCCCATCCACAGCGACGACGACGGGTTGCCACAGAAGCACATGGGCAGCGGATTCGCCTGGTTGGCGTTGAACCAGAACTGCGCGTGCTTGCCGTGCGGCGCGTCAAAATCGGGCAGGTGGCCCGGACCCTCCAGCGTGTTGACGATCCAGCTCAGGCCCGCTTCGGCGCCTTCCCCGTGCTGCCACTCGATGATCGCCGACTGCATCGCGACGGTTTGGTCGTGGATGATGTCCGACAGCGTTTTGATGAGTCGGGCCGTTTTGTCGTCCGTCACCTCGGCGCGCGGCTCCGGCGGCCCCGGATGGGCAAGAATGGCGCGGGCGAACTGTACGCCGAACTGAAAGCCGTCCCACGCGCCGGCCAGCTTGTCGGTCGCTTGACCGCGGCGCAGGCATTCGTCGACGCCTTCTTTCCATCCTTCACGCATGCTCTCGGGCACATCCTCGCACCACCACGTCAGGAATGCCGCCCGCTCGTCCGCCTGAGCTGCTGCGAGCACGGCACCCCCTGCCTTCAGTCCCGTGATTGCTTCGAGGATCGGGGCGGCGCCGCCGTCGGCGGGATCGAGACCGAGCGCTTCGTTGATGAGGCCGAGGTCGTAACATGCTGCATGGAACATCCGCGTCATTCTTGCCAGTTCTGTGACGACTGCCTGCGCTGCTGCGGGTCGCGCGCCGAACACTTCACCTTCAACTGGCGACTCGGGGTCTTCGAAGCCGAGCGGCTTGCCACACAGCGCAGCCTTCGCGATGCTGCCGTCCTCGATCATCGTCGTGTCGTCGTCCCGCATACTGTAGAGCCAGTTCACCGGCTCGCCGCTTACCGTGTCGAAGTCTTGGTGATCGTTGTCGATGTTGAAGTGGCTGCCATTCGCATAGAAGCGAAGCGCGTCGAGCACGGGTTGCGGCAGAGCCGCTGCGGGCTGCTCGACAGGGGCGAGCGCGTACCGCGCGATCAGGTCGGTCGCCAATACGGGAAACTCGGCAGCGCATGCGCGCGCGTAAGCTCGAAGTGCCGCGCGGGCATAGCCATCGTGATTCAGGTCGAGCACGAAATACTCGCAATCGTGGTGCTTACCGCCGGGCTGATCGCTTTCGTCGACGCGGCGCACGTCGAACTTGTGATACAAGCCCTGCTGAGCGTTCGCCTTGCTCGGGTCGCGGTTCGTCAGCGCATCAGCGCGGCTCATTTCGCCTCCGAATTTCGAACTCGTCTCATTGCTCGTGCCTTCTGGCTGCCCGACAATGGCTTCGGCAGTAACGGTGACCTCCAAATCCGTTGCTGCTGTTGTAGTCGCTGCCTCGCTCGCCTGTTCGGGAGCGGGGCTCTTTTCGTTTTCTGTGGTCATGATGTGGTCATTGGTTACGCCGCGGCGTGCGCGAGCTGTTGTTCGTGAGCGAAGTTGGCGCGGATCAGCTCGGTCGCGACGTCGGGGCAGACGCTGTTGCCGATCATGCGCACCTGCGCGGATTTCGACAGCGGCTTTCCGTTGACGACCGGGTCGAGCACGTAGCTATCAGGGAAGCCCTGCGCACGCGCGAGCTCGCGCGGCGTCAACATGCGCATGCCGATGTCGACGATCGCGTAGTCCTCGCCGTGGATCGTGACCAGGCCGATGCGATCGCGCGTCGGGATGGTGTGCATCGGATCGCGTGCGTCCTGCCATTGGCCGCCCTCGCCGTAGTACTTGATCAGGAACGCGCGCACCTCGCCGAATCGCGGCGCGCCAGCCATCACCGTATGCAGGGGCTCGCGCGCGTCCTGACCGACGCTGTTCTGCTGCAGCTTTATCAGGTGCGAGACGGCGATCGCGGTGTCTGCCTTCGCCGTGATCGTCGCGGTCGGCTCGCCGGCATCGCGCGGCCGGGACTGTGCGGCGCGGCCGCCGCAGCCGACGAGCTGCGCCATCACCAGGTGGTGATGATCCTGCGTCGTGATCGTGCTCGTCGGCGCATCGAGCGGCGCGCCCGGCGATTCGTGGCCGCCGTAGTGCTTCGCGAGGAATGCCGCGACGAGCGCATGCTTTGCGCCGCCGGCAACGATGGTTCCGAGCGGTTTGTCGAGGCCCGGCACGCGCGGCGCTTGTCCGGCGCGCTCGCCGTAGCCGGTTTGTACGAGCGTCGGCACGACGACCGCGAGGCTTCCGCCCTTCGGATGTACGGTGATCGTGCGGAGTGGCTCGTTTCCTGAGTGCACGGTGTCACGGCCGTTGTAATGTGCGATCGGCACGATGAATGGATCCGCGCTGTTCACGACGAACTTCATGATGCCGCGCGCGATCCGGCGCAGCGTCGCGTCTTTCAGCGGGCGCTCGCGCTCGAAGATAGACGGGCACGGGATCGACCAGTCGATGCACTCGGCCGCGGTGCGCCACGGCTTCAGCTTGCCGGCACGCACGCCGCCGCTCTTCGGATCGCCGTGTGTCGGCGACGGCCAGACGATCGGCAAATGGTCACGGCGGCCGACCACGAAGAGGCGCTTGCGGATCGTCGGCGCGCCGTAGTCGCACGCTCGCAGCACGCGGTACTCGACGTTGTATCCCAAGCCTGAGGCCAAGCGATCAGCGTCCGGCCCGTCGAGCGGGATTCCTAGCACTTCGCAGGCTTCGGCCAGCGCCGGGTGATCGCGACGGACGCCCGTCGTCAACATGCCGATGAACGCCTTGAATGTCTCTCCCTTCTTCGCCGGGTCGGGAATCCACTTGCCGGGACTGATCTCGATCAGATCGGCCCACGTCACGAATTCCTCGACGTTTTCGAGCATGAATGCTCGCGGGGACGTCTTCAGGCACCAGCGCAGCGCGATCCATGCAAGCCCGCGGATTTTCTTGCTGACGGGTTTGCCGCCCTTGGCCTTGCTGAAGTGCTTGCAGTCCGGCGACAGCCAGACGAGGCCGACCGGCTGGTTGCCCGTGATCGCAATCGGATCGACGTCGAACACGCTCTCACAGTAGTGCGCCGTGTGCGGATGGTTCACCGCGTGCATCGCGAGCGCTTCGTGATCGTGGTTGATCGCAACGTTGACGGGGCGTCCGAACGCACGCTCCAAGCCGGTCGATGCGCCGCCGCCGCCGGCGAAGTTGTCGATGATCAGCTCGTTGCCGAGGTCGAGCGATAATGAGAACCGGTCACGCTTCATTTCGGGCCCTTGGGTTGGAGTTGTTATGCGTGGGGAAGGGCTCCGCATCCAGCCCGAGCACCCATCGGAGAGCCGCGGCGCGTTCGCCGACGCTTGACTCCAGTTCTTTCGTGACCTGCGTGCGTGAGCGCATGCGTGGGGCTGCGCCGCCCATCACCGCGCGCTGCGCACGTGCGCGGGCATGACCGGTCTTCCCAGCGCCGGCGGCGACGAGCTCGCGAACCTTGGCGCGCTGCTCGATCGGCGACGCCTTGGCGAGCTTCCGGGCGTCCGTTACCTTGATCTGCCCACTCTCGACGGCTTTCTGCACGTCCTCGCAGCAATCCAGCAGGGTGAGCGTCGCGCGCACCGTTCGCGGATCGCATCCAAACAGGATCCCGACTTCTTCTTCGCTGCGCCCCATCTGAATTTGACGGGCCATCTTCGCTGCCGTCGTGAGCGGCGTTTCCTGCTGCCGGATCGCGTTTTCGCTTGCCATCGCGGCGGACAGGTCGAGCGCGCGACGGCCAAGCGTCACCTTGCGGACGTTAGCCGGCACGTAGATTGGATTGCGCCCTTGCTCGCGGAGGCGTCGATTTGCCTCGCGCGATGCCTTCACGCGTTGGCGACCCGTCACCACCTCGATCTCGCCCGTTTCCGGGTTCTTGCTGACCTCGATGGCCTGTAGGACGCCTTGGAACATGATGTTCCGCACCATGTTTTCATCGACGGGCCAGTTGACGCGCTCGTCGAACAGCGGGTGCGTCGGATCGGTGACGAGCTTCAGGTCGTCGGGGTCGAACGATAACGTGTTCGTCTTTCCCTTGGCTCCATAGACGTCTATCGAATTCTTTGCCATTTAAGTGTCCTAAATGCGTGGTATCGATGCGATCAATCGATAGATCGCCGTTTCAGGCAGCTTCGGCGCCAAGCCAGGTGAAGCGCCGTAATAACTGCGCGGTGAAGTAGGTCATGTTCGATTCCTCCCTGAATCGTTGTTATCTGCTACGGGATGAAAGATACCATCATGGTATCTGATGTGCAACTGCTAAAAGCGCGCGATCATGCACAGATCCCGAAACCGCTGGATCTCGGCGTCGTATCCGCGCAGCGGCGCGCCGAACGATGACTGCTCAGGTATCGCTTTTCGCTCGATCGACGCGCGTAACTCGTCGCCCGCGAGCACCGAGAAGCGCACGCGCGAGCCGCTTGCATCGCGCCAGACGAGCCCCTTCCCGACGAGCACGTTCAGCGTGTCGCGCACGGCGGTGCGCGGCCGGTCGCGGAGCAGGTCGCAGACTTCGTCCTGCGTGTACCTTTGGCCGGGCCGCATCGCGTCGATGAGATCCTGCGGCGCGACTGTTTCGGGCTGGCGCGAGCGGCTGACGGGGATATTCCTCATGCCTGGTCCCACAAAGTCTCGGGCTTGCTCAGCGCGATCGGTGACTGCTTGAGGCCGAGCAGCGTCGCGAAGAAGTTCAGCCAGCCGCCGCGGTCGAGCCGCCCCTGCAGCCGATGCCACTTCATCTGCTCGCGCAGATTAATTTCGATGGTTTGGCGCGAGCCCTCGGGAAGCCCGTGATGCTTCACCATCCAGTCGACCATTTCTTTCGCGCTCAGGGTGCGCACCATGTCCTGCACGGGGTCTTTCATGCTGCCTCCTTGTTGAGTCGCCGAACCTCGGCGCGATAGAACGCCTTCATCTCTTGGATTTCGGCGATGGTGAGCTTTTTCGGGACGTGCGGCCCTTCGAGCCATTCCACGCGCGCGGTGCCGATCTTCTTGATCAGGTTGACGCGGTAGGCGATCAGGTTCCCGGACAGGTGCGTGTTGCACGGCGCGCACTGAAGGTGCACGTTGTCGGGCTCGAACCGAAGCGCCGGCTCCGAGCCGACCGAGCGATAGTGGCCGGCGTGCCACTGGCCTTGATGGAAGCGGCCGCACGAGATGCACGCGTGCCCGGCGTCGCGCGCTCGAATCCACGCGTTGAACGCGGCCTGCAGTTCCCGCAGGTGCGTGCCGCGCGTCTTCGCCTTTTCCAGCTTTTCGCGCATCGACTTACGCTCGTCACGTCTGGCTCGCGCGGCTTTTTGGTCGGCGAGTTTATTGGCATGCGATACGGCACAGAGGGGCCCGCAAACCTTTTGCATCGAGCGCGCAGGCGTGAATACCCCGCGGCACTGCGGGCACTTCTTCGGCTTCAGGGCGCGATTCATGCCGCGAACTCCTTCGCCATTTCCTCGTACCCGTGCGCGGCCGTCTCCGACCAGCGGACGTTGTTCTCGGCGCCGAACGCGAATAACCATTCGATGAAAGCGCTGGCCTCGGCCTTCCGGAAGCCGCGCGTTTGCACGCCGAGCTGGACGATGCCGGTTCCGTCAATGCTCGGGACGACCGATCCGCTGTTGTGAAGCGGCGTGCCGGCGGCCTTCATGTCGCGCACGAACTGGTCGACCAGAAGGCGCTTCATGTCCTCGCGATCCCAGCGGCGGCCGAGTAACTGCACCTGGCCGGCGATGTCGCCGATCATCGCGTGATAGCGCGCCTCTTGGTCGCGCGACTTCGGCGGCGGTTTGATCTCGACGATGAAGCCGTCGGGGGCCTGGATGCATGCGCGGCTTGCTAACTGGCGCGCGGTCGAGTGGACGAGTCGGTAGGATTGCTTTTCGCTCATGCTGCGATCTCCGGGTCTTCTTCTGCGGCGCCGTCATAGCAGCCGCAGCTTTGATCGATTGGGCTTTCGGGGAAGAGCTTCGTCTGCGCTTCATCCGCGGCAAGCAGGTCGCCCCACGCGAACCGGCGACCCAGTCCTTGGACGGTTATCAGTTCGGCATTGCTTTCCATAGCAACGGCGCGCGCGGCGAGATCCGGGTACATCCGCTTGAGCTGGATGATTTCGTTCTTGCGCGACGACGGGCAGAAGAAGCACGACGATTTCCCCGGCAGCGGAAGGCCGGCGCCTAGGATGCATGCGACGCACTCGTCGCGGCCCCATACCCATTCGACGAGCGGGTACTGGTAGACGTACTTCGCATCCTCTGGGATCTTCGCGCGGTGCGATTCGTCCGCGTCGTACCCGATCAGCTTGACGACCTTGCGGCCGGCTTCCCACTCGTCGCGCGCTGGCTGCCAGTTGTTGCAGTACTTGTCCTGAGGATCCGTCTTGAACTTGATCGAGCACGACTTGAACCCGTACGCGATAGACGGGAGCATGTTGTTTTCGAGGCAGTTTTCTTCGAGCGTGTGAATCTCGCCGGTCGCGCGCACCTTGCGAACAGTGACGATCGCTGGATAACCTTGCGACACCAGCCAGGCCGAGAACATTTCGACGTAGCGGTATGTGTGCGGCTTTTCGCCGCCGGTATCGGCGAACAGGATCAGGTCGATCGGCATGCGTCGGCGCACCATCTCGATTAACATCGCCGTCGAATCGGTACCGCCTCCGTATGCGACGACTATCAGCCGGCGAATAGGTGTCGGCGCGGATAACGCGTGTGTCGTCATGCCGACTCCAGCAGGAGACCAGGTTGTCGGAGGCGTTCGCGCTGAAGTGGGCGATACTCAGGGTTGAGTTCGCATCCGATGAAGGCTCTGCCGAGACGCTGCGCGACCTGGCCAGTTGTGCCACTGCCGAAGAACGGATCGAAAACGACGTCGCCCGGCCGGCTGCCGGCGAGGACGCAGGGCTCGACGAGCGCCTCGGGGAACGTTGCGAAGTGCGCAGCGGCGTAAGGCTGCGTCGCGATCGTCCAGACGCTGCGCTTCGTTCGCTTCTGTGCAATCGAATCGTCCGTGCTCACGCGTTGCGCATAGTCGATGAGTCCACCCTTCGTGCGGTGTTCAGCAGCGCCGTCTTCGTATGCGGAAGTCCCCTTGTGCGTCTTGTTGCCGGGCAGATGCGACCGTCGGCCTTTCTCGCGCCCTTCGCGGTGAAACGAGCCGTGTGCCCCCGCGCCAGTGTCCCACCCGTCCGGCATCTTCGACGCATCAGGGGTCCAGTTGGCCGGCTCGCGGATGGCTTCGTGGTCGAAGTAGTAGCGCTCCTTCCTGCTCAGCAGGAACAGGTATTCGTGCGCCTTCGTGCAGCGATCTCGCACGCTCTCCGGCATCGGGTTCGGCTTGTGCCAGATGATGTCCTGCCGGAGATACCAGCCGGCGTCCTGAAGCGCGAACGCGAGGCGCCACGGCTGCCCGACCAGATCCTTCGGCTTCAGTCCGTCGACACGCACGTCGGAGCGCGGCACCGGCGCGTCGTCGCGCCGGCGGCTCGCCGTCATCGCGCGGTTCGCCTCGGACTGGTTGCGCCGCGTGCCGTTCAGCGTCGATCCGGTTTCCGGGCCGCTGCGCGAGCCCGCGTAGCTGTCGCCCATGTTCAGCCAGAGCGTGCCGTCGTCGGCCAGCAGCTCGCGCGCGAGCTCGAACACCCCGACCAGCGTGTCAATGAACTCGCGCAGCGTCGGCTCCTGACCGATCTCGCGATGCTTGTCCGGGTGGCCGTCCGGCAGGTACGAGCGCAGGCCCCAATATGGCGGTGAGGTAATGATCGTCTGCACGCGCACGCCGTCGGCGATCATCGCGCGCATGAGATCTCTCGTATCTCCTAAGTGAGACTGATTTTTCCAATCTGTCATGCTGCCTTTCCCGATTTGATATAGGCCCACAGTTCTTTCTTCGCACGCTCGGCAGCTTCGTCGCCGGCGGCCTTCCGCACGCGCTCCACGATCTCGCTCGCCGCACCGTACTGGCCGCGTCGCCCGTCGCGCACTGCGGCCTTGAAGCTGCGCAAGCACTCGGCGGCCGTCAGCACCACACGATCTCCGCGAAGCTGACGACGCGCCGCTGGAACCATGCGCCGCCATCGGTGCGGCCATACTCCGTATAGGCGGATAAGCGCGGGAAGATGGCGGTGTGCATGGCGGCTCCGGTTAGGCGGCTTTGGCGAATTGACGCTGGACGATCGTCGTTTCGCCGGTCACGACAACGTCGTATGCGTCTTCGATCCAGTCGATCGCTTCCGGCTCGCCGTGCTTGCCGCCACCGTAGAAGTAGTTCCAGCCGATCCACGAGCCATCGAGGTACTGGCGCGCGACTGCATCCACTTCGTAGTGGCGCGAACACGGCGTCGGCAGGCCGGTTTCCTCGCCGCTGCAGCGCACTTCATTGCGGGCGTCCCACGGTTCATCAATGGCGTCATACAGTTCGTCGACCGTGTCGGCCGTGACGTTCTGCGGTACGGGTTGATCGTTGAGTTCGGCATGGCGAATCAGGATCAGGTGCTTGATCTTTTGTTCGGGCGTCATGGTTTTCTCGATGCGTTATGGGTGGGGGAAGTTGCTCAGGCTGCGAGCAGTTCGGGCTGCTGCGCCGAGTTCGCGAACGTCATGCGCCGATACGCTGCGCGCGTGGCGCGGATGTCGCCGGCGCAGTACGCCGCGACTTCCGCGATACGGCCGTCTCGCACGTAGTCCCAAACCTTGCTGCCGTCGATGCCGTTCTTCGGGCTCGGGATGCCGAGGGCCTGGCACAGAGCGTCGAGCTTGATCGAGCCGTTGTGGCCGGCCCAGCGCGTCATCGTGTCGAACACGTGGTCATCCCACGGGCGGGCGTGGAAGGGGATGATCGACGGCGGCTTGATGCCGAGAACGACTGCGCGCTGGAACAGGAAACGCAGGTCGAAGCCGGTGATGTGGTGGCCGATGAACACCGGGCGCCGATCCGACTGCGGCGAGAACGAGTCGGCGATGCGCTCGAACGCAGCACGCAGCACGCTCGCTTCCTTGTTCGCCCAGTCGTCCGAGTGGAGCGTCTCAGGCTCTTCGTCACCGAGCGCGAGGCCGATCACGGCGATCTGGCCGGTCGCGCCATCGAACGACGTCTTGCGCCATTGCTCCTGAGCGACTTCCTCGGTCTTCTCGCCGCGGAAGCGCTCGACCCAGCGCGCGAGCATCGCGTCCTTGCCGGTGAATTTGATTTCGTCCTTGTCGGTCATGCCGAGGTCGATCGCGGCCTGCTCCTTCGTCAGCGTCGATGGGGCCTTGAAGTTCTCGGCGACGCTCTTACGGATCGCGTCGAGCACGTCTGCGTTCTGGCTCGGGATGGTTTCGATGTCGAGGGTGATGTCCATTTGCAGCTCCTTTCAAGTATCGCGATAACTATGACGGTATCCGTCGTGAGGAAAATTTTTTGCGCCTGATGCCGCGCCACTCGAAGCCACCGATGCGCGGTGCCTCGTAGCTCGGAGACTCGCGCGCGGCGAATGCTTCGTCGACCGTCGGCGCCGTGCAGGCCCAGTGCTTCCCGGTCCAGAACGCGAACCAGCCGACGAGCTGCTTCCCGTTCGGTTTTCGCCGCACTTCGTAGACGCCGATGTGCAGCGGTGTGATGCTCCTGTCGAACCAGTGCGTGAGCTGCATATCGGTCTCCTAACAGTTGAGTGGTGCGACAACGTTCCGGCTAGAAGGGGATGTCGTCGTCCATTTCGTCGAATCCGCCGCCGGCCGGCACGCTCTGGCGACTCTGCGCGCCGGCTGCGCGCCCGCGCGTCGCGCCGCTGGCGCGGCCGGTGCCACGCTGGCCGCCGCCGTAGCCGCCATCTTCGCCGGTGCCCGATCCGCCGCGTCCGCCGAGCATCTGCATCTGGTCGGCGACGATCTCGGTCGAGTAGCGATCTTGGCCGGCCTGGTCCTGCCACTTGCGCGTGCGGATGCGGCCCTCGACGTAGATCGACGAACCCTTCTTCAGGTACTCGCTGACGATCTCCGCGAGGCGGCCGAAGAAGTTGACGCGGTGCCACTCGGTCACTTCCTTGAACTCGCCGCTCGCCTTGTCCTTGTAGCGGTCGGTCGTCGCAAGGCGGACGTTCGCAACTGCGTCGCCGCTCGGCAGGTAGCGGACCTCGGGGTCGGCACCAAGGTTGCCGACGAGGATGACTTTGTTCACGGATGCCATTTATGCCGCCTTCTTCAGTTCTTTCATGCGCTGGTTGAACACCGCGTTCGCTGCAGCCTTCTGTTCCTTCGAGAGGCTGTTCATGATCTCGACGAGATCGGGAACCGTCCGGGCTCCCTTCATTTGCTCCTCGATCGCCAGTTCGGAGGAGGTCATGTCGCGTTGTCCCGACGAGCCACTTCGGCTGGCAACATCGTGCGATGAGCCGTCTGCATCGTTGTCGCCTTCAGTCGGGATGCAGAACGCTTGGAACGCTGCGTACTTGTACGCAGCCGACATCGCTTTGTTGCTGCTCTTGTCGGCACTGTCCATCGCCTCACCAACCGTGACGATCGTATGCTTCGATCCGTCCTCTGCGCTCACCAGGTCGAATTCGACGGTGACGGTCGTATAGAAAATCGCGCCACCCTTCGACGAAACGCGCTCGACCTGTTCGCGCTTCGTGACGCGCGGCAGCATCAGGAGCCGGTTCTTCGCGAGCACCGGCGACAGCGCTGCGTACGCGTCGTCAATCCCGCGAAAGTTGTAGCCTTGCTGCTGGTTGCGGCGATCTTTCGAGATCCCTACCTGCGACATTTCCAGCATGACGGCCGCGATCGCGCCGTACACCTTCGGATTCGGTTCCATTTCCGTTTTCCTCCTCGAACTGCTGCTGTTCTTGCTCCATGACCTGCTGCCAAAATGCCGAGTCGTCATCGTTCATGGGAGCGCTCCAAGGTTGTGCGCCGCCGCCCATGCGCCATATCCAAGGCACACGGCCAGCGCGGCCGCCCATTCAAGTGCGGTTCGCATCGGCAATGCCGTCAATCTCGCCGCGCAGCACGCGCGCGCGGTTCACAAGAAGGCCGAGCCAGCCGTCGGCGGCTGCGTCGGGGTGCAGAGCTGCGAATCGATCCCACTCGTCGCTCAGGTCGCGCAGCAGCGCGTATGCGTCGGCGAACTTCTCGGCGATGCGCGCCTCGCGTGGCAGATCCGCCAGCGTCACCGCATCGGCTATGTGCTCTCGCCCGGCCTGAATCAGTTCGCGGAGCATCACCGGGCTCGGGATCTGCTTCACTTCACGTTTGATAGCCAACATGGTATCCGTGATGTGCAAATTTTTTTCCGCGGCGGGGCGCTGCCGCGGATGGAACACGGTTGCATGGCGTAATAACGTTAGGGGAGGTGCTGCGTGAGCTGCGTTCATGGCTGATTCCTTCCGTAAGTTGCGGTTGTGTGCTGCAGTGACTAAAGAATACCAACAAGGTATCGCAAAGGCAAGCGCCGATACCAAGTTTTTTCGCTCGCGGCTACCTGGTCGGCCGGCGGCCGACGTTGCAGATGAACACCGCGAACGCGACTGCGGCTAGTAGGGTGCATGCGAGCCGCACGTCGGGCGTCGGAAGGCCCGGCGCAGCGGCGGCTAAGGCGGCGCATGCTGCGCCAGCGGCGATCGCTTTCATGCTGCCGCCTTCGGCGTTGCCGGCAGCGGCATCCAGTGCGTGACTGCCTCGCTGATGTCCTGTGGACCATCGTGCCAGCCGTCGCTATACGTGAAGGCATGCGGCATCTTCGTGAACGCGTCGAACTCGACCTGCAGCGGCGTGTCGCTCATCAGATCCCAGTCGTTGCCGGGCGCGAGCATCACGAGATACCAGCCTGGCGAGGCAGGCTGCTGATCGGCGACGTTGGTCCACGGCGGCGCCACATCGGCGCGCGTGTTCCAGCATTCGGCGGCCTGCTCGCGCGTTTCGGCCTTCGCCCAAACCGACGTCATGTTGCAGTGCTCGTTGCCGCAGTTGATGTGCCGGCCGCCGCCAAGAGCGATCGCCTTCCCTCCGCAGAACGGGCAGGGCTTCAGGTCGTGGCTCATTTCGACTCCTTTGGCGTGGCGGATCGACCGGCGAGCAGGGCGCGCACCGCTTGCGCCTCCCTCCAGACGGAATGATCCATTCCCATGTCATCCAGCTCCATGTCGCAACGGTCCTCGTCGACGCGACGAATTGCCCATATCGCGCGCGCGATCTGCACGGTCGTCGGGGCCGCAGCAGTGGGCGCAGCGCACATGCCGCCGACGTGCTGGTTCCACGCCTGCGTTGCCTTCTCGGGGGAATCTTGAATGAGGGGGCCGCGTGCATGGCAACGGCCACACAGCCCTTGGAAATAGCTGCCTTCCCGTCGATAGTTGCCGCGTCGCTTCTCGGTGATCTTCACATTCCCGCCGCATGGGCAGGGCCTCAGTTGTTCGCTCATCAGTGGCTCCTAAGCATGGCGTGCGCTTCGTCGACGCGGCCGTAGCGCACCAGGCGCTCGAGCTGCAGGCGATCGGCGAACGGCATGGTCCGCCACAGACAGCACTCGATCGCGCTCTCGTGGTCGCCGTAGTCCGTGTTGCAGACCGGGCAACGGTTGAACTCCAGCGGCGACGCTTCGGCGCCAGCATGGCCGCGCTCGCAGTCCTGCGCTGCTTCGATGGTGTAGTGCTGCTCGTCGCACGTCGGGCAGACATAAACTGTGTCCGCTGGGCAACACAACTGCGCGGTGTGCTCTGCTTCGTAGTGCGTGCCGCATTCGTGGCACCTGTAGCGGCGGAAGCGCTTCATCAGTTCCCGCTCGCGCTGGCGCTCCTCGTCGGTCTTCCGGCGGCGGACTGCGGCCTGCAGAGGCGTGCCGACGTCTGGTGTCGTCTGCTCCATGTCAGTCCTCGTACATAGACAGATCGAAGTCGTATGCGGTCGTTTCGGGCTCGATCTTGATCTTCGTTCCACTCACGAACATGCGGTACAGGTTCCGCTCGAAGCCCTTGGCCGGCCGAATGAAAAGCTCCTTGTTGACATCCTCGTCGGCGATTCGCAGGGAGTAAATCTCGCCCGCATCGTTGATGCCAATTCGGAAGCTGCACCGGTACTCATCTGTTCCAGAGTCCTTGTCCATCGCAATATGCCAGTAGCCGTAACCGGTTTGCGTGACGTGCAGCGAGATCGAATGGTCAACGTCGCCGCCATACGCGCGGTCTTTCACGTGCACCTTGAAGTCGGCGACGATCTGCTCGAGCGTCATTTCTTGGGGGGCGTCTGCCAGCAGTGCGGTCATGTGTGCTTCGATCTTCTTCGCGACGTCGCCCTGCAATTGCGCATCGACCGCTCGTGCGATGACCTTTTCGATGAAGTGACCATAGGTCGGGAGGTCCATGCGGTCTAAGTCGATCTGCATGGCGGCATTTACCTTCTCGGTGAGTTGCTTCCCGAAATCGCCGTACGACTTCAGTTGATCCTTGAGGATGCTGGTGATGGTCGCTTCGAGATTCGCTTCGATCGCTTTCTCGATCGCGCCGGACTCGACGACGTTCGCGAACGCGGTTTCAACGGCTTGTGACAGGTCGGGCAGAGACATAGCGGTTCCTTTCGTGGTGATCTGATTGATCGAGGGGGGAAGCGATTACGCTGCAGCAGGTTGAAGTTCCCGCTGTGCTTGTGCAGGGCGAGCGAGGGCGACGGCCTTGCGCGCCTTGCCGAAGGCGATCGACACCGCTTCCTTGTCGTCGCGCTGCACTCCGTCGACGAACATTTCGAGCGCTTCAAGCATCGCCGGCGCGGCATTGCGCACGGCGGTGTCGGCGGCCTCGCGCGCCCGGCGTTCGGCCTCTTCTAGTTGAGCCTGAGCACGACGAACGGCCGCCGCGGCTTCCTCTTGCTTGCGGCGTTCGGCTGCCGCGACTTCTTCCTCCGCGCGGCGACGTGCTGCTGCCGCCTCTTCCTCGGCGCGCTGGCGGGCGGCCGTTTCGTCGGCGATGCGCTTCTGCTCGGCTTCGAGCGCGGCCTGCTGACGGGCGAGTTCGGCCTTCTGCTCATCGATCTTCCGCTGCTCGGCCTCGCGCTCGGCGCGCGCCTGCGCTTCCTCGGCCTCTCGGCGTTCGCGATCGACGCGTTCCTGCTCGGCGCGCGCGGCGGCATCCTTGCGCTCGCGCTCCTCCTGCTCAGCACGTTGCCGCGCCAGTTCCTCGCGCTCGGCCGCGACTCGTGCGGCTTCGGCCGCGCGCTCGACTGCGGCGGCGTGCATCGCCGTGAGTTTGGCGACGACCTCGGCGCGTGCGGCATGGGCCGCGTCGACGAACTCGACGAATACGTCGGCAGTCACGTCGAACGCTTCCATGTCCTCGAGCGCGTTCGCGATCTTGTCGGCCGGCGCGTCCATCAGGTTGAGCGGTACCGCACGCAACTCGTCGATCTTGGCGCGGATGCCGTCCTTCCGACGCTGCTCGGCTTGCGCCTTCTCGCGGCGCTCGGCCTCGACCTTCGCGTCCCATTCGTCGCGTAGCTTCTGCAGGCGCTGTTCCTCGGGCTCGATCAGCGCGACGAGACGGTCTTCCTCGGTGATGATCGCCTTCGAGAACTTCGTCGCATCGTCGCGCGCGTCCTTGCCGGCCTTCCGGATGTCCGTGCGGCGCGTCTTGAGCGTCATGTAGGCGGCGTGGCACTGCGTCCGGCCGTCGGCGTTCTTGATCTCGGTGATGTCGGCCGTTTTCTTGACCAGCGCGACCAGCGCCGGCTCGTGATCGGCCGTGTGGAGCGCTTTCTTTGCCCGGTCGGGCAGGGTGATTACCGTTGTCATGGCTTCCTTCCTTCGGTTGTTATCGGATGCCGCGAGGTATCAAAGTAGCCGTCATGGTATCCGTAGCGGACGTGAAAAATCACGCGGCAAGGCAGGCGCGCAGCTCCTTCGCGCGCGCGTCACGCTGCTGCGCAGACCGAACGAGTTCCGTCGTGCGGATCCTCGCCTTGAGTGCGCCGAGCTGGTCGCCCCGCTCTTTGGCCTCACGCGCGATCCGGCGATTGCATGCTGCGAGCTGGCGGTAATGCTTCGCCTCGGCGCGCATGCGTGCGATTTCGGCTCTCGTGTCCATGTCGATCCTGTTCGTACTACTGACGGCCATCGTCAGGCAGCGCCACACGCTGCGACCTACCCGCGATGCTCTGCGGGCGGCGGAAGGTTTCGGCCTTGGGTCAGTGATTGCCCGCAGGGCGGGCGCGGTTGGTCAGGCGCGCTTCAGGATGTGGAAGTCGGCAACGTCGATGCTGGCTTGCTTCGCGAGCTGCTTGATGACCTCGTTCGCAACCTTCTTGCTGGTGAAAACGCGAGCCTCGGAAATGGCCGAGGTGCCGCCGAGATCGAACAGGTCATCGGATTCGCCACATACGAAGTAGCCTTCTTTGCCGGGCCGTCCCGTGCGATAAATGAGCAGCGCTTGCGCCATCGTCGTTCTCCTGTAGCGGGTGGGGTTGGTCAGGCTCGTTCGAGATTCGCGATGCCCTTGTGAAGCGCGTAGCCCTTGCGGTAGGCATCGAACAGCGCGTTCACCTGGCCGTCCTGGTACACGACACCCATCGGCCACAGATGCTTCGGTTCCTTGTCGAATCGCCCGTTGAACGTTCGTTCGAAGTTGGCGATCAGGTCGTAGTGCTCTTGGCTTTTGAGTTCCACGTCGTTCCCCTTGGTTTGCTAAATCGGATACCGCATTGACATAAACGATACCAACAAAGTATCCGATATGCAAGTGCGAAAACGCACTTATTTTTCTGCCTCCCGTCCGATCCAGCCACGGCGCTCGAACGCCGGCCGAAGCTTCGCGTGCGTTGCCTCGCGTAACGCTGCGATGGCGGGCGTGATCTGTGCTGCAGTGCGTGACGCCGTCGACTGATTCACGCCGCACTCGCTCGCGACCTGCTGCTGGCTCGGGCAATAGCCTTCGCCGTAGATGAATTCGCGCATCAGCAGGAAGCGCACGAGCGCGCGATTGCGATTGACGTGCTCGAACTGCGGAAGCAAGCGATCGATGGCCGCGGGCCGCTCGCCGCGCTCGCCGCCGTAGCTGGCATCCAGCACCGCGCGCTGATCGAGTGACAGGTGCGACTCGACGACGTCGAGGATGAATTGCGCCTGCGTTTTCTTCTCGTGGATGCTCAGCAGCAGCGGTGCGCCGTCGGGACCGGTGTACTCGCCGACTTGACCGACCTTCACGCCCGGGCGCGCGCGCCAGGTGTAGGCGAAGAGCAGGGCGGTGTCCATGTCGCGGAACATCGGTACGCGCGCGGCGTCCGCGTCCTCGCGCGCAGCGCTGCGCAGTGTGAGCCTGCCGAGCGGGCTTTCATGCACAACCTTCGTTTCCGTTTGCATTCAGGTTCCTTGTCAGTGGACGGCGGGGGTAAGCAGGTCGGGGGTGGCTTGAACGACTTTCACGGTCTTTCCGGTATGCGGGCAACGCCGCGTGCCAGGCTCGAATACGAGGCCCTCGTCGCGCAGCTCGGCGATGCGCGCGCAGACCGACGAGAGGCGGATGCCTGTCAGGTTGGCAATGTCGAGCCGCGATAACGGGGTGGCCGGGATCGTGCGTAGCAGGGCGAGGATCTTGGCCTGCTGGTTGGCGACGGTGCCGTCATCGCGAACCGACACGTAGGCTAAGAAGCTGGTGGTGGATGCGTTATACATGCACGGCCCCTTACAGCGGGTTGCGGTTGCCCGCGATGTAGCGCTTCATCACGCCAAGCAGACTGCGGTGACCGCTGACGTAGTAGGGCATTTCGTACCCGTTCGTGCGATCGTTGAACCGGTAGCGCTTCGCGCCGACGATGTTGACCACGCCGAGCTTGTGCTGGCCGGCAAAGTCGCGGCATTGCTGCGACCACGCGGCGGGCGAGTCCTTCATGCAGCCTCCCGTTTGCGTTTGATGATCTCGGCGAGCTTGCGGCGGTCGATTTCGACGGCGCCGAGCTTCACGGCGCGCACGCGCATCGACATGCAGACGTCGTAGTGGCTGTGCACCGTTCCGGGCTTCTGGTGGTGCCTGCGAGCGACGCCGATGCGTGCAGCCATCGCGTGAAGCTCCTCGTCGGTGTCGGCTACCATGTGACACATCTTCATGCGACCGTAGGCGGCGCGCATATCGTCGACGTAGACGGTCATGCACCCTCCCGAGGTTCGTATTTCGCGCGCTCTTCTGCCGTCCAATGGTGGGCGGCGCCGTGCGTTCGGGCCTCGGAGATCGGCACCCAGTCGTATAGTTGCCGTCCTCCGGTGCAGTCATAGCCGATGATGTTGCCTCGCATGTCGCGAGCCATCCTAAACACGCGGATTTGCTCGCCGTGCTTCTTCGTGGTGCGCCGGTCGCCGACGCGCGGTTTCTTACGCGCCGGGCCGTAGCGGACGTGGAGCCTCATGCTTTCCCTCCCGCGCGGGCGAGCAGGGCGCGGGCGAATTGCCAATAGCCCCACTGTTTGCGAAATCCTTCGCGGCCGCCTGGCATGCCCTCCCATACCTCGGTGATCTGCTCATCCGTCAGCGTCACCCCGGCCTGCGGAATTTCCGCGCGGGCGGTGAGAATGGCGGCAATACCTGCCTCATAGCCGTCGGAGAATGCGGATTGGTCATGCGACGTGATCTCGCGATACTTCTGGGCTTCGCTACGCCACGTCACCATCGCGTCGCACATTTCGAGAAGTGCGGCGCTCACCGCTTGCTCGTCGCGTGCGACGAGGTGCGGTATCCGGGACAGCGGCGCGTCCGCGCGATCGTCGCGTTGCTCGTCAGGCGCGTCGACTTCGAGCGCGACGACCGGGTGGTTCGTGCCTTGGATCCACAGACGGATCGGCGCGCCGGCATTGAGCGCGGCCAGTTCCTCGGCGGTCGGCTGCCATGCCGAGACCATAAACGGGCCGTTGTCGGTCTCGACGTCGACGATGGGCAGCGTGTCGCAGGCGCTCTTGCTTTGGCCCCAATCTGCCGGCGCGCCGAGGCGGCGCGTAGCGCCTTCGATTTCACGAATCAGCATGCTTGCACCCCCATTCGGACCATGTTGTTGATCGCCCCGATTACGAGAAGATCCGGCGCCGGCCACCAGCGCATCAGGCTCTTGTGCTTCGCGTCGAGCTCGTCGTCCGTCAGCTCGCGCACCTGCGCTGCCTTACGCGCGTCGCGTCGTGGCGGCACGTTCTTTCCCTTGCCGACGACGAAGCGCGCGGCATTGGCGTTGCCCTTGCGGTCGATCGAATGCACCTCTTGCGTCTCGCCGGGAGTCGACGCCGCGCGCAGGTACTTGTTGACGGGTTTCAGGCTGATGTCGAGCGTGTCGGCGATCTCGCGCGCGGTGCGCGGCTGGCGATCGGCCATCAGGGCTCGGATCTGCTGGATTCGCCGCCCCTCGCGGCACCTGGTATGGATCGGTTTGGTCATGCCGACTCCGAAGAGCCAGTCGCATCCTTGGGGGCGACGCGCCACGCGCGCACGCCGCCGTCGACCGAGCGCACGACGAAATTGCCGCCGTGATGTCGGCGGTGGTAATTCGCGCAATTGCTCAGTTCCTTGAGCAGCGCGGCTCCCTTGCCCGCGACAAAAAACGAGTCGCCGATCTCGAGCTTCGCGAACGGATACCGTGGCCGGCGCCCGCGCGCGGCACGCGGGATTGGCAGGCCCTTCTCGATCACGAACCCCGGCGCGGCTTCCGTAGCCGGTCGGGATGCTTGAGTCTGTAAAGTGGTTTTTGAGATACGCATTTAATGTCCTTTCCTAGTATTTGTTGTCAATTCTTCACACGAAATACTGTCCGTTTCCGACAATGCACGAAACCTGGTATCGGATGCCATCAAAGTATCCGTTATGGGCGAGCATATGTCACGCAGTTTTTGTTCGTCGACGATGAGACTCCCAGTCGAAAACAAGCACCTTTGCTCCTCCTTCGCGCAATCGGTCAACTACCCGCACGGTCAGGTACTTCTCGATCCCGATCATGTCCTCGTTCGAGACGATAATCGTCGGCTTCCGGGCGTCGTATCGCCCGTTGAGGATCGCGAACAGGATCATTTGCTCATTGTCGCCGCCGCCCTGTACGCCAACCTCGTCGAGAATCAACAGATCCGGCTCGACAAGCCTCTGAATCGCCTGCCGCTCGGACATGCTTGATCCGGGCCGGTACGACTCGCGCACGAATTGGACGGCCTCATACGTGCGCGCGAAGAGCGGTAGGGCGCCGCGTCGCGCGATGGCCCGCGCAATAGACACGCTCAAGTGCGTTTTCCCGGTGCCGTAGAGCCCGCACAGGATGAGGTTGCGCCCCGTGTTGCTCACCTCGCCCCATTGCTCCGCGTACTCGCGGCATGCGTCGAGGACTGCCTGCTGCGCCGGCGTCTCGGCCTGGTATGTCTCGAACGACGCAGACTCGAATCGTTTCGGGATCTGCGCGCCGTGCCAGCCGCTCATCAGATTTGCGCGCCGAGCATCGCGACGCGCGCTGGCCTCGCTTTCTTGCGCGGCCAGCGCTTCGCGCTCACGCAGGCAGTCATAGCAGCCGGCCCAGCGCAGTACGCCGCTGAAGTTAGAGGCGATCTCGACGTATGGCCCATGCTTCGGGCACACGGAATCGCGGCGGGCAATGTTGGCCGCGTTGAGCAGCGACGCGACCGGCTGCGCGTCAGAACGTGCCGTCTGCATTGATTCCCCTTCGGTAATCCTTCGCTTGGAAGTCGGCCGCTGTCACGGGCTTCTGATACGTTGCCGAGCCGGTCGCGCGATGCAGGTCGTTCCACACCTTCTGGAGATCGCGGACGAGGATCGTGATGTCGTGCTGGCATTCGGCATAGAACCCGCCGAGCTTGAGGTAGTGCGCAACGACGCTCGGCGCGCGGTCGGCGCCGACCTGGGAGGCGATGCTTTTCAGGGCGGTGTTGACCTTGGCGTTTCGCAGCGGCTCGATGCCGTAGCGCTTGGCATAGGCGTCCTTGTAGGCATCCCATGCGGCGGCACTAGGGGCGGGTTCGTTGCTCGATGCCGATTTTTTCCCGACACGCTTCCGGCCGGTGCCCGGGGATGCGTGAGCATCGCCGGAAGGATCTGAATCCTTGCTACCGGTCAATCCTTGCTTCTCTTCAATACTTACTTGTGTCGGATTTGCCGTATGCGGTTGAGCCGTATGCGGCAATTCCGTATGCGGTGAATCCGGAAGCGGTTGAGCGCTCTCGGTGACGATGTAGTCGACGGAATCGAAGAGGCCGCCGTCTTTTTTGTTTTGAGTGCGGCGTAAGTAGCCGACCGTGACGAGCTCACGCAGGAGCCCGTAAGTAGAATCGCGTCCGGACGGCTTCGCGCAATGCTTCGTCTCGTTGACGAGCGCTGCAGGCGAGACGGTCCAGTGGTCGGGTTTGCCAAGCAGATAGATCAGCAGGCCGCGCGCGGCCCATGAGAGGCGCTTGTCTTCGCTGATTTGCTTGTCGAGCAGGTAGAAGTTGTTGTCAGGGCGCGGTCCGCGAATGATCGCCATTACGCCTCCCGTGCAGCAGACGTCGATGCGATGGCCGGGGCCTTCTTGCTCTTCACCTTCGGCTTCGGGGGCTCGGGCCTTTCGCTGCCGCGGCCCATGCCGGTGATGCGGCCAGGCACATCGCGCAGACCAAGAAGATCGATCACGGTCATCGGCTCATCGCTCGGGCCGATGTATTCGGCACTGATCTGCGCTAACTCGAGCGCGCGCGCGCTGCTCACGGCCTTGTGGCCGTTCTTGATGCCGTTCCAGTAGATCATGCTGACGTCGAGGCGATCGACGATGCGGCGCACGACTTCCATGCCGTAGTGTTCGTGGAATTCCTTGGCGTTCAAGGGGTACTCCCGGGGTGTTAGAAGGGATGCCATTATAGCATCCGATTCCGAAAAGGTATCTGTTTTGAGGTGGCTGACAAGGTGTCGCAACCCTATTGATAACCCAAAAAAAGATACTTCTAAGGTTGCGTTCCAATTGAAAACACTTCACTATTCGGCCAACAGACTCGCCCGCAAGGGGCGGTGGAGCGACGCGACCGCTCACCAATAAACGCAGCGAGCAGCCCCTGCGGGGCCAGAGCCTGCGAACACACTGGAACCGAAGACATGGCTGACACAATCGAGCAAATACGCTGGAGGAACTTTGAGTTTCTGTTCCAGCAGTTCAAAGACGACTTGCGTCGCGGTGACCCCGGAGCGCCAGATAGAGGAATGCTCAAGAAGTTCGCAGAGCGCCTTGATCTCAATCCAATTTACCTTTCCCAGATCAATAATCACCGAAAGGTCATAGGCACTGAAACATCCGACAAAATTGAAAAGAGGCTGAACCTTGAGCCTGGCTGGATGGATACGGATCATTCCTTGGAATCGTTGGCTGACAACGATGATGCGCGCGCCTTCAATGAGGCGGTGATGGCGCTCTACGCTCAAGCCCCCGAAGCGTCGAAGTCGGCGCTTCTCAAGATATTCTCGGCGCTCGTTGCAGGAAAGCCACTTGATCAGATCAAATAGTGCCTGATGATTCTGCGAGCATTTAAATGATGTAACAAATCAGAATTTGTGCCAGAATCAGCTTGTGAAATAAAACAGTAAGGGCGCCGCGGACATGGCGGCGCCGAAATCCGAAGGAAACTGGGGGCATCAAATGGAAGGTTCTACCGCAGCGCGCGCATCCGAATCGCAGAACGCAGATTCTGCCGTGCGCGCTATGTCCGCCTTATCGTCTGGCTGGACCGACATCGAGCAAGTTCGCGCCGCAGCGAGCGCTATCCCGGCGGAACTCCGTAAGGAGGCTCTGGCGAAAATGAGGGCGCTTCTCCTTTCGTCCTGAACCGATACCTACATAGTGTCGTTTATCGCTTGACGATACTGCATAGCTTTCGGTACAATTCCTATACCGTGTCATTGGTGCGTCATGAGAGGGCGCATCAGTGTCGGTTCCTTCCGTATCCCGCATGGGATGCTTCCGCCGAACGGATGCCGTGGCGGCTTTTTATTCTCCGGCCGTCGCCCGACTAGCTCGCGCGTCGGCCGTTGCGTTTCTGGCTCGCTGAAAATCGAAAGCCCGCACGCAGCGGGCTTTTCGTAATTCTCGTAACGTCATTGGCTATAACCTCAGCACGGGGTTTCGCTGCGCGCGCGAGCACATGGCTTCGTCACGCTCCGGGTGCTGGTTTCGGCCGATCGGCTCGACGTCTGCCGACCGGCGGCGGTAATAACGCAAGATGTCTGTGTGTGCATTTCATCGGTTGGGTCCTCTCTGAGTGATTGCGGTCAGTGCTGCTCTGCAAACTGCTTGCGCGCTTTCTCTGACGCGCTATCGGTGATCGACTTCTTCACCAGTTCTCGGACAAATGAGGCGAGCGCCTTGTCATCGTGATATGCAGCGCGGATCCGTTCCGCGTCCGACAGTTCTACTGATTGCAGGCCGGCGACCAGGTCATCGGCCGGCAGCGTCCGCAGTGCTTCCTCGATCAATGCGCCGGCGAACTCGTTGAGATCGTCGAGTTCGTCGTACTCCGCGTAGTGGCGTGCCGCCGCGCGATCGAGGTGCGCATCGCGTGAGATTTCGAATCTTCGCGACATGGCTTGCTCCTGTTTTGCCCGTGTTCGTGTGCAATTAAAGGATACCAACATGGTATCGCTTTGTGCAAGGGAAATTTCCGTGACATGCCGTTCCGCGGCCCGGTGCGCCGGGCGAGAGGGGGGGAAGTGAGTCCGAAAGCCTATCCGGCCGTCATCTGCTTGCTGTTCTGCAATGCGGCGCTACTAACGGTCGTGACGCGATGCCTCGTCGGGCGTTTGATCCGCCGTATCCGCGAAAGCGACGAGCGGGCCCGGTCGAATCGGCGCCGGCGCTCGATCGACGAGGCGCGGTGGCGCGACATCGAGCGTCGCGCCGACCTGATGGCTGGAATCCATCGCAAGCTGACGGGTGCCGAATGAGGGCGGCCGCCTGGTTGGTCTGCTGGCCGTTGCTCGGCCTGATGTGGTGCGCCGCGACGCTCGGCGACTCGATGGGGGATGCCTGCCTCATGCTCGACGAGGCGATCGGCCGGCTGCTCGACTACGCGGAGAGCGAATGACGCTGACGGTCGTCGACATGCGGCCGCGCGCTCAGCCGCTGAACCCCGACAACCCCGAGCAGGTCGAGGGCGCGGCGGCGCTGTCGCTCGCGAACACTGGCTACTGCCGAGGTGCGCCATGAAATAACGCTAACCGAATGCTGCTGGACTGCTTCCCCGCCGCGAAAGACGGGGTTCGCCCGCCGAGCGAGTGTTAAAGAAGTCGGCCCCGACCTACAGAATCTGCGCTTGCCAAGCGACGGGAAGGTCAAGAAGCCGGGCGCTGGCAACGCCGCCGGATGCGTAACCGGCAGAAGTACATGCGCGACCGGGCTTGATTCGATTCAACGAAATGGCCCTGTTCGGGCTAGGCGCGCCGCTTACCGCCATCGGCGCGCGCACACAAGGGACCGCTCAAGGCAGCTAACCGGCGCGACGCCGGCTCTGTGCCGCGAGCGGGTCTCTACACGCTTTCACGCATGAGCCCCGCGAGAACCGCCCCGAGAAGCTGACCGCTGTCGAGGGGCATACGTCACGTGCGGGACTCATGCCTGAGAGCGTTGGCCGGTATTGGGAGAGCCCGGTGCCGGCTGCCCTCAACCATTCACCCGGAGAAGCCATGGACATCCTGAAAGCCATCCTGGACAAGATCGCCTCGTGGTTCAAGAGCGAGGGCGCAGTAGTCGAGCAGGACGTTGCTGCGCGCATCAGCCAGCTCGAATCATTTGTGCAGGCAACCGCCGCGAGATTGCAAGCGGAATCGATCGCTCGCCAGATTGCTGATGCGGCGCTGGCTGCGCCGATCAATTCCGTTGCGGAGGCATCGCCGCATCCGCTCAAGATGCAGACGTCGAGCGACGGCAAGACATACATCGCCGGCATTGCATCTCCGATTTTTGGCGATGGCTGGACGCTCTCGAAGGACAACGCACTCGCATTAACCTACTCAACCACCGAGGTCAACATGAACGTCAATATCGCAATCCAGATCGCTCTCGCCATCAAGGCTGCCGACCCCACGCTGAGCGCCGAGGCCGTGCAGGCCGCGACGAACGCCGCACTTGCTGCCGCATACCCGGCGCCGGCCGCCGAAGCGCCCGCGGCTTAACCATCATGCGCCGCTCCCGGCGTGTCGCTGTAGCTGCAAACCAGACCCTATGCAGACGGCGACGCACCGGTGAGCGCGCACCTATCCCCACTGGAGAACGACATGTCGAAGATGATCGACACCTCTGCGAACGACAACGACGGCGACGAGCCAGCGGCGATCAAGCGCGGCCGATCGTCGGCTGCCAACCAACGCAGCGCGAACGCAGTCGCGCCGAAGGCGCTCAGCCCGAAGCGCACGCCGCGCACCGCCCCGAGCGTGCTGAAGGGCAAGCGCACCTGATTCGTCGGCGCGCCTAGCGGACGAGTGGCGCGGGTGACGAGTAACCGCCGCAGGTCACGATGCTTATGGAAGCCGCAGCCTTTGCCCGCTCCGGCGGGATTCACTGCGGCGGCGGGCGTGACCATTCCCGATCAACGACAGGAAAAGCCATGAACGACATCGAAATCGAGCGAGAGATTCAAGCGAAGGGCAAGACGGCCGCGCGCGTGACGCCGGCGGACATCGAAGCGGCAATCGTCAGCGAGCACTACTTCACTGCCGGCGAGGGAGAGTGGGCTGCGCAAACCATCACAGTGCCAGCGGCTGAGCGACGAGAGGTGCCGCAAGCGCTCCACCTTCTAACGTTCTGCGTACTGGTCCTGAAGAACGGCTTCACAGTGACCGGCGAGAGCGCATGCGTATCGCCCGAGAACTTCGACGCCGAGATCGGCCGAAAGGTGGCGCGTGCGAATGCGCTGCAGAAGGTCTGGCCGCTCGAAGGCTACCTGTTGAGGCAGCGGTTGAGCGAAGAATCTGGCGAGTAACCGCGAATCGCGGAAACGAAACCCCATGAACGAGGCCACGCATGGCGAAAGCATGTGGGGCGCGTACTAAATCGGGGAAACCCTGCAAGCGCGCTCCTATAGACGGTAAAGCGCGCTGCAAACTGCATGGCGGCGCGAGCACTGGCCCGAAGAGTCCGGCGCGCCCAGTCGGCAACACGAACGCCGTCAAGCATGGCTTCTACTCGGATGCGCTGCTTCCCGAGGAGCGCCAGCTATACGAGCGCGCCGAGGTGGGCGGTCTCGACGATGAAATCCGGCTCGCCCGGGTGAAGCTGCACCGGTTCGTGCGGCTTGCAGGCTCGGTCGACCTGATGGATATGGTTGACGGCGCGCTTGAGGTGATTCGCAAGACTGGCATGGCATACGACCAGGTCGAAAAGGACATGGCGCCCTTCGACAAAAAGGAGATCCGCGCCGCTGCGCCGGACTATGCCGACTTGATCCTTCGTCAGATCGACCTGATCCGCAAGCTTGAGCTGGCGCGCGCCGACCTTCAGAAGGCCGACCCGGCCGAGCGGCGCGCCGAAGAGTTGCACGCGCTCCAAGTTGAGGCGCAGCGCTTGGAGATCGAGCACAAGCGCAAGGATGCCGCGATCACGAACGGGGAGGTCACGAACAACATCATGCCGGTGCCGACCGCTGACAGCGTGGATAGCTGGGAGCAGGTCGCAACGGCGCAGCAAGACAAGGTGCTGGGGCGCTGATGGCCTACAACGTCGTTTGGAAGCCGCTTCCCGGATCGCAGTCGCTCGCGCTGTCGTGCCCGTGCAACGAGATCCTGTTCGAGGGCACGCGCGGCCCGGGCAAGACCGCTGCGCAGCTCGCGCGCTTTCGTCGGCTCGTGGGGCGCGGGTACGGATCATTCTGGCGCGGTGTCATTTTCGACATCGAATACAAGAACCTCGCCGACATCATCACGCAGAGCAAGCGGATGTTCCGCCTGTTCAACGATGGCGCGCGGTTTCTGTCGTCGGCATCCGAGTTGCGCTGGGTCTGGCCGACTGGCGAGGAACTGCTGTTCCGCTTCGCGAAGGACGAGGACAAGTACTGGGACTACCACGGTCAGGAATTCCCGTTCATCGGGTTTAACGAGCTGACGAAGCAGCCGAGCAGCGCCTTTTACGAGGCGATCATGTCGTGCCGACGCTCGTCATTCCGGCCGCAAGATTACCCGCTGCCGGATGGCTCGTCGCTGCCGTCGATTCCGCTCGAGATGTTCAGTACGAGCAACCCGTTCGGCGTCGGTCACTCGTGGGTCAAGAAGCGGTTTATCGAGCCGGTGCCGCGCGGGCGCGTGCTGCGCACGACGCAGACCGTGTTCAACCCGCAGACGAAGCAGGACGAGGACATCACGCTCACACGCGTGGCGATCCACGGTAGCTACAAGGAGAACCCGTATCTCGATCCGGTGTACGTCGCAACGCTGATGAACATCCGAGACCCGAACAAGAAAAAGGCTTGGGTCGAGGGGTCGTGGGACGTGACGAGCGGCGGCAGGTTCGACCATCTGTGGCGCGAGTCGGTGCATGTCGTGCCGCCGTTCCGCATCCCTGACTCGTGGCGCGTGAACCGCTCGCACGATTGGGGCGAGTCGAAGCCGTTCGCCAATCTCTGGTGGGCGGAATCGGACGGCTCGGAGGTGTTCGCGAACGGCCAGTACCGCAAGTTCCCGAGAGGGACGCTGTTCCTGATTGGCGAGTGGTACGGCTGCCCGCCCGACGAGTTGAACACTGGCCTGAAGATGTCGTCGTCCGACGTCGCGAAGGGCGTCAAGTGGATCGACGAGAGGCTGGCTGGGCGCGAAGTGGTTGCGCCCGCAAGCGTCAAGCTGGGCCAGATCAACGTCATCCCGAACCTGTGCGCGAGCGTATCGCCCGGTCCCGCCGACTCATCGATTTTCAACACCGGCGACAACGAACTGTCGATCGCCGACAAGATGAAGAAGCAGGGCGTGACGTGGAAAGAGTCGGACAAGCGCCCCGGCAGCCGCAAGAACGGCGCATCGCTGTTCTGCGACATGCTCGAAGCGGCGCTCGTCGGCAAAGAGAGCGAGTCCGGCAGCCCCGAGGAGCCCGCGTTCTACGTGTTCGAGCACTGCCGAGGCTGGATCAGCCGCATCCCGATCCTGCCGCGCGACCCGAAAGACCCAGACGACGTCGACACGAGCGCTGAGGACCACGATTGGGACGCGACGCGCTACCGCGTGCTTGCCAAGCACAGCGAGACGACGGTCTCCACGCTGCGAATCTAACCCGCCCGCCTCGCGCGGGCTTTTTTATTGCCCACGCACATGCAATACGTCAACGCACGTTCCTACATCGTCGAGTCGATGTGGCCCGACTGGTGCATGATCGATGCGCTGAAGGGCGGCACTCGATGGATGCGCCTCGCCGGTCAAGCCTACCTGCCGAAGTTCCCGCAGGAAGAGGCCGACGCATACAAGGCGCGGCTCGCGAGCTCGTTCCTGTACAACGGCCTCGCGTACACGATCGAGTCGATGTCCGGCCTGCCGTTCTCCGAGCCGATGAAGCAGAACGACGACATCCCGACGTCGATCCGCGACATGCTCCCTGACGTCGATCTCGAAGGGCGCAACCTGCACGTGTTCGCGCACGACGTTTTCGAGGCGGGCCTGAGCTACGGCCTGTCGTACATCCTCGTCGACTACCCGACGACGGAAGGCGCGCAAACGCAGGCGGACGTGCAAGCGATGAACGCGCGGCCGTTCATGGTGCACATCCGGCCGCATCAGGTGCTCGGCTGGAAGGCGGAGCGCATCAACGGCGTGATGAAGCTGACCGAGGTGCGCATTTGGGAAATCATCGAAGAGCAGAACGGCCTGCTGTCGTCGCTCCCGGTGACGCGCGTCAAGGTGTGGCGCCCTGACGAGTGGGAGGTGTGGGAGCCCGACCTTGATTCCGCGAAGGAGAAGAAGGACGCGACGTGGCGCATCACATCGAGCGGCACGAACACGCTCGGCAAGATACCGCTCGTGCCGTTCTACGCCAAGCGTACCGGCTTCATGGTCGCGCGTCCGCCGATGCTCGACATCGCGCACCTGAACGTCGAGCACTGGCAGTCGTCGAGCGACCAGCGCAACATCCTGCACACCGCGCGCGTGCCGATCCTCGCGATCATCGGCGGCGAGGATGGCAAGGATCTCGCGATCGGCGCGGCGTCGGCCGTGCGTCTGCCCATGAACTCCGACATGAAGTACGTCGAGACCGCCGGCCATGCGATCTCCGCCGGCCGGCAGGATCTGATTGACATCGAGGATCGCATGCGCTCGCTCGGCGCGAAGATGCTGCAGGAGGGCGCGAAGAACGGCCGCATGACGGCGACCGATGCCAGCATCGCGAACCAGAAAGAGCAGTCGATCCTCGGCAACATGGCGCAGAACCTCGAGGATGCGATCGACCAAGCGTTGCAGTTGATGGCGGACTGGATTGGCGAACCGAGCGGCGGCAGCGTGACCGTCTATCAGGACTTCGGCGTCAACGAGGTGGTCGGCACGACCGAGCAGACCCTGACGACGGCGGCGACGACCGGCCTGATCAGTCAGCGCACCTGGTACGACGAGATGAAGCGCCGCGGCACGATCAGCCCCGATCTGACGTATGAGGCTGAGCAGGAGCGGCTCGCGGCGCAGCCGCCGCTAATCAGCAGCGGGCCAATGCCGGGCACGAGGGCCCCGCTGGACAGCCCGTCCGACAATCCGAAGCCGACAGCGGGTGACTGATGGGCAATTTATCCGACCTGTTTGCGCACCTGTTCGTCGAGCACGGCATCAACCTGATCCGCGCGTCTGCCGGCATCGAAGGGGCCGCAGCTCAGAAGGTGCAGTCGCTGATTGACGACCTCGTGCTGATGCTGAACGCCGTTGACGCGCCCGAGGCGAAGAAGTCGGTCATCAACTCGCTGATCCGCGAGGCTTACGCAACGATCGACGAGCACTATTCGACGCTCGGCGCCGGCCTGCTCGACCACCTGTCGCTGATCGCCGAGATCGAAGGCAAGTTCCTCGAGAAGACGATGAACAAGGGCATCGGCGCGAAGCTGATCGAAGCGCCGAAGAACCTCGGCGACGGCGCGCGCAAGGTGCTCGTGCAGGGCGCCACGGCGTCGGACTGGCTCGCACGGCAGGCGGCCGACACGCAGTTCAAGTTCCGCGCTGCGGTGTCGACCGGCTACCAGAACGGCGAGACGACGCAGCAGATCGTCGCGAGGATCGCCGGCACGGCTGGCTTCATGGAACTGGCGCGCCGCAACGTTACGACGCTCGTGCATACCGCTGTGCAGGAGACGGCGGCGGACGCCCGGCTGAAGCTGTTCAAGGCGAACGACGACGTCGTGCGCGGTGTGCAGGTCATCGCCACGCTTGACGGGCGCACGTGCCTCGTGTGCATGAACTACGACGGCGCGACCTACGATCTCGACGGAAAGCCGATCGATGGGACGGATCTGCCGTACGACGGCGGCGCGCCGTTCCACTTCGGATGCCGCTGCGCGGAGATACCGATCACGCGCTCGTGGAAAGAGCTTGGCATCGACGCCGAGGAGATCCCGAAGCCGACGCGCGCGAGCATGAACGGCCAGGTCGCCGGCAACCTGCAGTTCGAGGACTGGCTTACCGACAAGACGGCTGCGTTTCAGGACAAGGTGCTCGGGCCCGGCCGCGCGAAGCTGTTCCGCGAGGGCAAGATCACGCTGCGTGACCTGCTGAACCAGAACGGGCGTCCGCTGACGCTCGACGAACTGAGGGCGAAATATGAATGAAAACGTGCGGATCGTGAGCGACGGCACGGCGCAAGGGACGCGCGTTCTCAACGCAGACGGGACGCCTATCCCGGGCGTGGAACGCATCGAGATATTGCCGCTCGACCCGAATGGCGTCGTGCAGGCCCGCGTGACGCTGAACTTCGTCGAACTCGACATGGTTGCGCAGGTCGAGCAGAAGTAACGCGCAACACCGTTTTACCGAAGCCGCTGGCGTGATGCCCGCGGCTTTTTTCTTTTCTGCGGCGGGATGCCGCTCCAGCAGTTCAACCAACCGGCGGGATGCCGAGGAGTAAGCGATGGGCTTGAAAGCAGTGGTGGATTCGATCGAGGCGGTCGACGAGAAGTATCGCGACCTGTACGTGAAGGGCGACGACGGGAAGTTTCGCCTGGACGCAGAGGGCATCGAAGACGTGAGCGGGCTGAAGACGGCGTTGCAGAAGGAGCGCGACACGTCGAAGGCGGCGCTCAAGCGCGTGAGCGAGTTCGAGACTCGTTTCGCCGGCATCGATCCCGATCAAGTGCGCGCGATTCTCGATCGCGTCGCGAACGACGAAGAAGCCAAGCTGATCGCCGAGGGCAAGATCGATCAGGTCATCGAGAAGCGCACCGAGCGGCTGCGCGCGGACGCCGACAAGCGCGTCAGCGACGCGACCGCGGCGGCGCAAGCGGCGAACGAGCGGGCTAACCGCTTCAGCCAGCGCGTTCTCGACGACCAGATCCGCGCAGCCGCGGCGAAATCCGGCATTCACGCCCACGCAGTCGATGACGCGCTGTTCCGCGGCCGGTCCATGTTCACGCTCGACGAGAACGGCCACGCCGTTCAGTTGGGCGAGGACGGGCAGCCGGTGCTCGGCAAAGACGGCAAGACGCCGTTCAGCCCGGCGGAATGGCTCGACAGCATGAAGGAGGCCGCACCGCACTGGTTCCCGGCGAGCGCGTCGGGCAGCGGCAGCGGTGGCGGCGCACGTGGCGGCGCTCCGACGAACCTCAACCGTTCGACGATGACGCCGAAAGAGAAATCCGAGTACATCGCCAAGCACGGGCGCGAGCAATACATGGCTCTCCCGATGGGCGATGGCAAGAAGTAATCACAGGAGCATCACACCATGACGTACGGTTTGGCAGGCGGTTTCAAGGTCTATCAGGACCAGTTCCAGACGGGCATCGTCGAAACGCTGACGCAGAACAGCAACGCGTTCAACGAGGCGTCGCAGGGCGCGATTCAGCTCTCGACGATCAGCCGTCGCGGCGACTTCTCGCAGGAAGCATTCTTTCAAGTGCTGGCCGGCATGGTCTCGCGTCGCGACACTACGTCGCAATCCGCGGCCGCTGACCAGAACCTGACGCAGGACGAGTGGATCAGCGTGAAGCTGAACCGCAAGATCGGCCCGGTCAACCAGTCGCGCGACTCGTTCCGCAAGATCATGATGGGCAAGACCGAAGAGGAAATGTCCTTCATCCTCGGCCAGATGGCCGGCAAGGGCATGCAGCTCGACATGCTCAATACGGCGGTTCTGGCCGCTCGTGCGGCGCTGGCTGCGCAGGCGTCGGTCTACCGCCCGGTGGCGGCGGCCGGCACGATGAAGACGACCGCTCTGGTCGACGGCCTCGCGGCGTTCGGCGACGCGGCAAGCCAGATCGTCTGCTGGGTGATGCACTCGAAGACGTACTACGACCTCGTGAAAGAGCAGATCACGAACAACATCTTCGGCGTGTCGAACTTCGCGGTCGCGAATGCATCGCCGGTGACGCTGAACCGCCCGGTGCTCGTGACCGATTCGGACTCGCTGCTCGTCTCGAGCGGAAGCGGCTCGACGGCCACGACCGACTACTTCACGCTCGGTCTCACCGCCGGCGGCGCGATCGTCGAGAACACCGAAGAAGAAGAACTGATCGTGCAGGACGTGACCGGCAACGAGAACCTCGCCGTGCGTATGCAGGGCGAATTTGCCTACAACGTCGGCGTCAAGGGCTTCAAGTGGGATCTGTCGCAAGGCGCGAACCCGACGAACGCCGCGCTCGGCACCGGTGCGAACTGGAAGGCGGTGCGCCAGTCGTTCAAGGACTTCGCGGGCGTCGTGATCAAGTCGAAGTAATCCGGCTGACGTACAGCCACTGAGGGAAGGGCCGGCCGTGCGTCGGCCCTTTCCGTTTCAAGGGACAGCCCATGAAATTCCTGATCTACGCGGCGCTGAGCAGCGTCGTCGCAAGCGCGTTCGCCGACGGCCTCGCCGTAACCGGCCATGCCGCGCACTTCCGATCGCTCGGCGACCACGCCACGGGGGAAACGGAGCCGTGCGACGTCGTGATCGTCGATGGCCTGCGCGAACGCGGCGCCCAGGTCCTCGCCGACTTCGCGAAGCGTGGCATTCCGGTCGTCGTGGCCGATCTCGGCTACGTCGACCGTGCGACGGGACCGACCGACATCGAGGGCCACTGGCAGCTCAGCGTCGGCGGTCTGAACCGCCTTCCGTCGATCGACTGCCCGCCGGATCGCTTGGCGAAGCTGGGCGTCGAGTTTGGCGCGCCGGCGCTCGACGGCGTCACGATCATCGCGGGCCAGCACGTCGGTGACGCTGCACACCCGTTCAAGACGGCCGAGGAAATCGCCGCGTGGGCCGAGCAGATGGCCGAGAAGATCGACGGCGAGGTCGTGTTCCGGCCGCATCCGCTCTCTCCGAACGTGTGCCCGAACCTGCCGATCGATGATCTGCCGCTTGCCGAGTCGCTCGCGCGCGCGAAGGCGGTCGTCGCGTACACCAGCAACATCGGCAACGACGCGCTGCTCGCCGGCGTACAGCCGATCGCGAACGGCCCGGCGATCTGGGCAGACGTCGCGCTCGATGCGCGAGATTCGTACTTCGCCAAGCTGGCATATGCACAGTGGACGCTCGCGGAGATCGCGAGCGGCGAAGCGGTGCGCTTCCTCGTCGACCATGCGCTGCCGGGCGAGCCGTTCGACGCTGCGGACGAGGCGGTGGCGGACCAGGCCGGCGGCAAGTTGTCTGTGGCCGACATCCGCGCGCGCCTGACCGCGCTCAAGATCGAATTCCCGGCGACAGCGAAGAAGGCCGAACTGGCGGCGCTGCTCGAGCGCGCGCTGACGAAACCGGAGGCGTAATCCATGACCATTACGATCGTCGTCGAGGACGGCACGGGCTTGCCGAACGCCGACGTCTATGTGTCGCAGGCTGACGCGGATGCGTACTTCGCGAAGCGCAACAACGCGGTATGGGCGGCTGCGGCGGCCGACGCAAAGGCTGCGGCGCTCGTCGCGGCGACGTCGTATCTGGACCGGAGGTACAAGTTCAAGGGCTACAAGGTGAGCACGGCGCAGGCGCTGGAGTGGCCGCGCACGCCGGCCGTCGCGAATGCAGTCGATCCGGCGCAGAACGCGTTCGATCCATTCTGGGGCACGTATTCGTTCTACGCGCCCGACCCGAACGAACTCGCGAAATTCAAGTGGCCGGTCAAGCGCATCACGGACGCTTGCTGCGAACTCGCGCTGCGTGCGCTGACGACCGACCTCTACACGGACGAGTCGCCGGATCGCGTGATGCAGAAGACCGTCGGCCCGATCACGAAGCGCTATTTCCAGTTCGACAAGAACGGCGGGCAGACGCGCTACGCGGTGGTCGATGACCTGGTGTCGCCGTTCCTGAACGGCGGCGGCCGGATGAATATCGCAATGGGCAGATCATGAGCGACTTCTATGGCGAACTGGCTGCCGACGTGGTCGAGCTGCTGACCGAGTTCGGCCGGTCGGTGACGGTCACGATCGCGGCGCCTGATCCGGTCTATGACCCGGCGACGTCGACCAACGTCAATCCAACGGTCGATTACCCTGCCGTCGGCGCGAAATTCGACCTGAACGATCGCGAGATCAACGGGACGCTCGTGCAGGTCGGTGACAAGCGGATCTACGTGTCGGCCGTCGGCGTGCCGGAGATTCGCCTAGACGACCGCGTGACGCTGAAGGGCATCAACGGCGCGCCGGACGAGACGTTCCGCGTCGTCAACCCGAACACCATCGGGCCGGCCGGCGCGGCGGTCCTCTACGACCTGCATGTGCGCAAATGAGCAAGAACGATGCATTCCGGTCGAATTTTGCGGCTTTCATCGAGAGGACGAAGGCGAATCGCGATCTCGTCGTGCAAAAGGTCGCGATGGACATGCTGACGAGCCTCGTGATGAAGTCGCCCGTCGGCAATCCGGACCTCTGGAAGCATGCGCCGCCGCCGGGCTACGTCGGCGGCCGGTTCCGCGCCAACTGGCATGTGGCCGACGGCGCGCCGGATGACTGGACTACCGACGCGATCGATCGGGACGGCCGCGCTACGCTCGATGTCGGGCAGCAGAAAATCCTCTCGTTCAAGATCGGCGGCACGATGTACCTGATCAACAACCTGCCGTATGGTCAGCCGCTCGAATACGGCCATTCGATGCAGGCGCCGCAGGGCATGGTCCGGCTGACAGTGACCGAGACGGAACAGTTCTTCACGAAGGCAGTAGGAGACCTCGACAAATGAGTGACCCCGTACGCGTCGCGTTCGAATCCCGGCTCGCTGCGCTGGTGCCAGCGCTTCCGACGGCGTGGGAAAACACCGCGTACACGCCGAATTTGAGCGTCGCGTTCCAGAAGCCGGCGCTGCTGCGCGCGGCACCTGAAAACCCAGCGATGGGCTCGGCGTTCTACCGTGAGACAGGCGTATTTCAGGTGATGCTCTGCTATCCGCTCAACGGCGGATCAGGCGCGGCGGACGACCGAGCGAAGCTGATTCGCGGCTGGTTCCCGCGCGGCTCATCGGTGACGGCGTCCGGCGTGACCGTCACTATCCAGCGCACTCCGACCATCGGCCCGGGCGCGAGCGACGGCAGCTTCTGGTGCGTGCCGGTGAGCATCCCGTATTACGCGAACATCCTGCCGTAAAACCCGCGCTTCCGTTGTTTAACCTGCCCGCCATGCGCGGGCTTTTTCGTTTGGAGACAACATGTCCTCAGGCATCGCGCAAGGCGTACGCAAGCAGCTACGCTACGCCAAGCAGGCCGGCCTCGGCGCCATTGCGGCGACCACTGGCGGCAGCATACTGCGCCGCACGCAATCAACGCTCGACCTCAACAAGACGTCGTATCAGGCGACGGAGATTCGCTCGGATTACCAGGTCGCCGACTTCCGACTCGGCACGCGGTCGGTGGCTGGCGACATCAGCGGCGAGCTGTCGCCCGGCACGTATGCCGACCTGATTGCCGGCGTGCTGCGCTCGCCGTTCGCCGCAGGTGCCACGACCGGTGCGCAAACGACTATCGCGGCGAGTGCCGTCGCGCCGCACTTCACGCGAACGGCCGGATCGTTCCTTGCCGACGGCTTCAAGGTCGGCGACGTGATCCGAGCGTCTGGCTTCACGCATGCGTCGAACAACAACACGAACTTCATGCTCGTCGATGTTGAAGACGAAGCCATGACTGTCGTTCAGCTCAACGGTCCGGTCGGCATCGCGACGGAGGCGTCGGGCGGAAACGTGACACTGGCAGTCGCCGGCAAGAAAGCGATCATCCCGTCGTCCGGGTTCGCGGACACGTACTTCACGTTCGAACACTGGTTCTCGGACATCGCTCAATCGGAAGTCTTCACCGACTGCAAGGTGTCGCAGCTCGACCTGTCGCTTCCCGCGACCGGCATGTCGACGATCAAGGCCGCGGTGATGGGCCTCAACATGCAGACGGGCCAGGCGGCGTACTTTACGGCGCCGGCACCCGAAACGACTTCGGGCATCCTCGCGGCGGTCAACGGCGTCGTCCTTTCCGGCGGCAAACCCGCGGGCATCGTGACGGGCGCGACGCTGACGGTCAACGGCACGCTCACGACCGGTGCCGTTGTCGGATCGAACGTCATGCCGGATGTGTTCGACGGCACGATCAAGGTGTCCGGCCAGATCACGGCGTACTTCCAAGACGCCAAGCTGCGCGACCAGTTCGTCAACGAGACGGAGTCGTCGCTGTCCTTTGCGATGACGACGAGCAACGCGCCGAACGCCGACTTCCTCGCATTCACGCTGCCGCGCATCAAGGTATCGAGCGCGAAGAAGGACGACGGCGAGAAAGGGCTTTCGCTCACGATCCCGTTCACTGCGCTGAAGAACATCGCAGGGGGCGCCGGCACTGCGTCCGACGCGACAACCGTTTCGTTCCAGGACTCGCTCGCGTAAGACGGCGGCCTGACCACATAGCGCAATTTTGCGCTCCACCCATGGGGCATTCGCGGGCCGGCCAATGTGTCGGCCCGCATTTTTTCGGAGCATCGAACATGAGCAACGCAGAGCAGAAGACCATCAGCATCGCCGATCTCGACCTGTCGGCGGCGAGCAACGACGGGCACGAATTCGAGGTCATTTCGCCGAAGACCGGCAAGGGCCTGGGCGTATTCATCACAGTGCTCGGCGATCAGTCCGAGAAAGTGGTGGCATTCACGCGCAAGCGCCAGAACGAAAAGCGCCGTGAAGCCGCGATCGCGATTCGCCGCGGCCGGCCGTCCGACGACATCGACACGGTCGAAGACGACGAATCGTTTGTCGTCGAGGCATGCATCGTTCGCGTGACCGGCTGGCGCGGCCTCGCCGAAGAGTTCAGCGAGGCGAATGCGCGGTTGCTGTTCACGACGAACCGCGAGATCCGCCGCCAGGTGCTCGAAGAGTCGGCCAACCTCGCAAATTTTACGAAGGTCTGAGCGCCGAGATCGTCGCTTATGCGGAGCACGAGTTCGAATTGCAGAAGCCCGCAGGCGACGGAACGACGCTCAGGCAGCAATACGAGGCGGTCGAGCGCATTACCGGAAAGCGGCCGCCCGAGATGAATGGGCCGCCGCTGCCGGCCGCCGGCGCGCACGTATGGCGATGGTTCCTCGACTTGCACCGTGGGCGCCAGTGCGGATTCAGCCCGAACCCGATCGCGTATCACGACATGCATTCGTATTTCTCGCTCAGGCGTGAGCGGCCCGAGCCGTGGGAAATCAAGGTGTTGCGCCGCCTTGACGACGTGGCGCTGAATGCCATGGCGACCAAGCAATCAACATAGGGGGTGTACTTTGGACATCGCAACGCTCGGCGTGGCGCTCGACACGAGCAACCTCGCGCAAGGCGAGACCGCGCTGAATAGCGCCGCCGGCGCGGCGAACAAGGCCGCCGACGCGATGGACGCGGCAGGTAGTTCGGCGTCGCGTATGGCCAGTTCGTATTCCGGCCTGAGCGAGTCCGCGCAGCAGGCTGCAAACTCGATGAATCCGCACCTTGCGGCGCTCCAGCAAGAGTACGACCTGCTCGGCCTCTCGCGCTCGGAGGCCGAGGCGTATATCGCGCGTGCAAAGGGCATGTCCGATACTGAGCAGCAGATCGCCTCGGCGCTCGGCGGAAAAATCGACGCATGGAATCGCGAAGAGGATGCGGCGCGCCGTGCGGCCGTGGCTGAAGAGGCCATGATTGCTTCGGGGCAGCGCTTCCTCGCGTCGCTCCAGCAGCAAGCCGAGACGCTTGGCATGAGCGGTGCCGAACTTGCTGCGTATCAGGGGCAGTTGAAGGGGCTCACGGAATCGCAGATTCAACAGGCCGCTGCGCTCGGCGCGAAGATCGAGGCATGGAAGGCCGACGCGGCTGCGACCAGCGCGGCTGCAGCGGCCGAAAGCCAAGCTACGCAGGCGAAGCAGCAATATCTCCAATCGCTCCAGCGCGAGGCCGATCTGCTTGGGAAATCGAGCGCGGAGAAAGAGGCATACATCGCGAAGGAGAAGGGGCTGTCCGAAGCCGAGCGGCAGGTCGCGGTAGCGCTGCGCACCCAGGTTGATGCTTTCAATCAAGCGGCGGCAGCAGAACGCGCCGAGGCAGCGGAGAAAGACAAGGCGACGCGGGCGGCGGACGCGTTCATAGCCAACCTGCAGCGTCAGGCCGATTCGATCGGCAAAACGCGAGCTGAGCTTCTGCAAATGCAGGCTGCGCAGCACGGCGTGAGCGATAAGGCCGCCCCACTGATCGCTCAAATTGAGGCGGCTGGCCAGTCGACGCATGGTTTTGGCCTCAAGACTGCCGCCGCACGCCGCGAAGTCATTGTGCTTGCGCACGAGATGGCGACGGGCAACTGGTCGCGCTTCGGTGGATCGATGATGGTGCTGGGTGAGCAAATGGACGTGTTGTCCAAGCTGATGAGCCCGCTCGGCCTAGCAATCGGCGGAGTTACGGCAGCACTCGCAATTTCTGCCGTTACGTCAATCCATGCCGCCGAAAGCATGGCTCAGTATGGCGATACTGTCATGCACCTTCATCAGCAGACCGGCCTGTCTACCGATGACATCCAGAAATTCAGCTATGCGATGACGGTCGTTTCTGGCAATAGCAAGGATGCGGGGACCGCACTCGATTCGCTCGCCAAGAACATCGGTCGCGCGCAGCAGGGATCCAGACGGATTCAGGGTGACTTCGATGCGCTCGGAATCTCGATGAAGGACTTGAAGAGCCTGAGCTTCGATCAGGTGCTCGGAAAGATCGCGGACAAGTTTTCTCAAACTGCCGATGACGCCGGAAAGTTCACGGTCGCGCAACAGCTTTTCGGCGGCGCTGCGAAGGACATGATCCCGTTACTCGACAGGGGGTCAGAAGGACTGGCGGCGCTTGGAGAGCAAGCGCAAAAGGTCGGGGCGGTGCTTGGCGAGCATACGGTCGAGAAGATGTATGAGCTGAGCGAGCAGATGAACACCGTGCACGCAAACATGAATGCAGTGTCGACGCAGGCTAAGACTGCGCTGCTTCCTGCGCTCATCGATATTTCCGGTGCATTCGTTGATCTAAGCACGCGCGGGGTGGCCGTCAATGAGTTCTTCAAGGGTGTAGGGGTTGTCCTGAAAGGAACTGCCGCTGCAGCGGCTACGCTTGCTGTCGGTTTCGACCAGTTGGCAGAGGGCATTGCTACGGCTGCGGTCACTGCGAATTTTGTTGCGCGTGGCGAGTTTAGGCTCGCTGGCAATGCAATTGTCAACGGCTGGCAGCATGTCAAGGACGAGGGGGAGAAGTACAAGCGGTTCCTGAACGACCTTTACAAGGGCATCGATGTGCCCGATCACGTTGGGGCGCCATCGTCCGAGAAGCCGAAGGGGCATATCACCCCGCAGAAGTTTGGCAGCACACGCGTAAACCGTGGGAACGACAACAGCGTGAATGCAGCCCTCGCCGACCTGCAGAACCAACAAAAGATGATCGAGGATGCGCTGAAAACATCGCTCGACCACATCAAGGCGCTACGGCAGCAAGGCGTTATCGACGAGAAGGAGGCGCTGGCCGAAAGCTATGCCGCCGAGCAGCAGGCGTTGCAAAAGCGTATCGAAATCGATCAGCAGCAACTTGAGGTCGCGAAGGGCAAGAAGAACGCCGAGGCATATCGCAAGTACGCCGACGACATCGCGCGCCTACAAGCGCAAATGCTGAACAACTACCAGAAGTTCGGTGACGCAATCGCGACTTACGACGCCAAGCAGGTGGCCGCGATCAAGGCATATTCCGATGCGCTTGCGGAGCAGCTTGCGACGCAGCAGTTGGCGGCCAACATGAAGCTTTCGGGCCTGAGCATGGGGTCTGTTGATCGATCGGATTTCGAAACGCAGATCAAGTTGCAGGAGGAATTCGACAAAAAGAGGGCCGCTCTCGCAAAGTCATTCACTGAGAACCGGATCGATAAAAGACAGTACGACGGCGAACTGGCGGCGCTGCAGGACTACTACAGCAAGTCGGTCGCGATCGCTCAGACGTCGTCTGCTGAGATCAGGGCGGCCAATGCCGACTGGACGACCGGCGCCAAGCGCGCGATCGCGGACTATGGCGACCAGGCTGCGAACGTAGCAAACGATACGGCGAATGCCTTCAGCAATGCGTTCCGCGGAATGGAGGACGCGTTCGCAACGTTCGTCACGACCGGAAAGCTGAGCTTCAGCAGCCTAGCAACGAGTGTCATTTCCGACATCGCTCGGATGCAGGCGCGCGCGGCAATATCGGGACTGTTCAAGTACGGCGAAGATGCGCTTCCGGGCCTGTTCAGTAGCGCAATGGCGGCGGTGACTGGTACGCGCGCCAGCGGTGGCACGGTCGACGGTGACGGCACGTATCTCGTCGGCGAGAACGGCCCTGAGTTGTTTCGTCCGGGCACCAGCGGCACGATCATCCCGAACAACGCAATCTCGTCTGGCAACAGCGGCGGAGGCAGTTCGACGATCACCGTATCGGTACCGGTCTCGGTCCAGGGGAACGCGAGCCCAACTGATCAGCAACATGCTGGGGATCTTGGCATGAAGATCAGGCAGGCGGTGCAGGCCGTGCTGCAGAACGAACTCAGGCAGGGCGGTGTGCTCTGGAAGATGAATAACAGGGTGAGCTAAATGCCAGACACATTCACTTGGACGCCCACCGTCGCGCAGTACGCCGGCACGGCGAAGCTGCGCGTGCGCAAGGCGCAATTCGGTGACGGTTACGAACAGACGTTGCCGGATGGCATAAACAACCGCGTGTTGTCGTACACGCTGCAGTTCGTCGGTGGCAGTGACGCGATCGCGGCAATCCTCGCCTTCCTCGACGCGCACGTGGGCGTCGCGTTCTATTGGTCTCCGCCGTTGCGCCAGCAGTTGCTTTTCAAGTGCGAGGCATACACCGACGCCATCCCGGATAACGGCACCCATGCCGTGACGGCGACATTCACGCAGACATTTGACATCGGATCATGACAGCACTTCAGAAGGTAAACCTCGGAACGCCGCCCACAGGATCCGATGGTGATAATTCGCGAACCGGATTCACGAAGGCGAATGCAAACGTAGACGTTCTCAACACGCAATCGGCGCTGACCTCGGCTGCGCCGATCACGGCGCCGCAGGCGCTGACAAACGTTCATGTCGGCAAGCGAGTGAACATCAGCCTGTCGAGTGCGGGCGTGATCAATATGCCGGCCGCGGCGACGCCTGCTTCCGACGGCGTGATTCTGCTGCGCAACATCGGTGCGGCCGTGGCGACTCTCGCAAGCACGACAGGAGCGGGCGATTCGGTCGCGCTGTCGCAGTTAAACCCCGGTGAATGTGCACTGATGGATACGGATGGCGTTCATGCGTGGTCGGTGCTGATGCGCGGTCGCACGAATTCCGACAACGAGGTTGTGAACGGGAACTGCGCCGTCGGCGGAACGCTTGGCGTCACCGGACTGTCCACATTTGCCGGCGGCATATCGATCGGACAAAGCGGCCAGGCAACTATCTCAAGCGCCGGCGCATATTCCGGTGTGGGGGCGGCCTACTCTGGCAACGTATCTGTAGGCGGAACCCTTGGTGTAACGGGCCAAGCAACCTTTTCACTGCGCCCGACGTTTGCTGGAAAGACGCCGTGGGATAACGGGAATTTCGATCCAGCAAATTATGCGTCGCTTTCTGGTGCCTCGTTCGGCGGACTGGTGGTAAATACCTCATCGCCGTCGGCCGGCACTGGGGTGTGGCGCAGCGCGGGAGACATCGGCGGCTCGTATGACTCTTGGCGCAATGTTCTCAATCCCGCATTGCAGGTCGATTGCCCGAACACGGGCAGGCAATATATGGGGGTGCGATGGACCCGATGGGGCGCCAGGCATCTCGCGGCTATCTCCGCATACGAGGGCGGGTACGCCAATTCCGACCCGAGCATCGGATTCATGGTTGATGCCGATCTTGCCCCTGGATTCTATTTCCGCTCGGGCGGGCGCGGCACATACTCCGGATCATGGACTCAGGCCTCGGACTACCGCGTCAAGACCAACGTGGAGCCGATGGATGGAAATGCGGTACTCGCAAGCATCATGGCCCTACGCCCGGTGGAGTACAACCGGGTAGAGGATAGCTTTGGCAACAAGCGATTCCCGGGGTTCATCGCACACGAGATTCAGCAGCAGTTCCCGTTGATTGTCACTGGTCAGAAAGATGCAATGAAAGAGATGGCGGGGGAAGACGTTCAGGACCTACAGTCCGTCGACTACATTTCGTACACGGCTTATCTCACTGCTGCCCTGCAAGCGGCAGTTCGGCGAATCGAAGCACTTGAGCGCATCTCGGCGCAGGGAGCCGCAACTTGACCATTTCAGCCGACATCCAGCAGCTTGAGCCGGGCAAGCTGATCGAGCTATTCGAGGTTGACTGCACGGCAATCGGTGGCGACATGCTCCGCTTTCACGGTCACCTGCAGTCGACATCGATCTGGTGGCAAAGCAACGAGTACAAACCGTGGCCGATTCAGGCAAGCGGGTTCGAACACACATCGAGCGCGCAGCAGCCTTCGCCTACGCTTTCCGTCGCCAATCTGAGCGGCACGATCTCGGCACTATGCGTTTTCCTGGCTGACATGGTGGGCGCGAAGGTGCGTCGCCGTCGCACGCTTACGAAGTATCTGGACGCGGTCAATTTCCCAGGCGGCAATGCGACTGCTGACCCGACGCAGGAGATGGCGCCGGAGCTCTGGTACATCGAGCAGAAGACCAGCGAAACGAACGTGCAGGTCGACTTCATGCTGTCGTCGGCGCTCGACTTCGGCGGCCAGCAAGTGCCGGTTCGCCAGATCGGGAGCATGTGCCAGTGGAAGTACCGCGATGCTAATTGCGGGTACATCGGCACGGCGTATTTTGACGCGAGCGACAACGCAGTGAGCGACCCGGCGCTCGACCGGTGCAGCAATAAGACCAGCGGATGTCAATGTCGATTTGGTGTCAACAACCCGCTGCCTTTCGGCGGATTCCTCAGCGACACGCTGTCTTAAGACTCGATCCCGCTTACTTCATAGGCCCGCCATTCGGCGGTTTTTTTTATGGACGAACGAATCAAGCAAGCGATCGCAGATCATGCGATCGCGGAATACCCGCGTGAGTGCTGCGGGCTGGTGGCGCTCGTCAACAGTGTGGAGACGTACGTGCCGTGCCGCAATGCCGCGGCCACGCCGTCGGAGCACTTCGTCATGTCGCCTGAGGATTATGCGGATGTGGAAGACCGCGGCGAGGTTGTCGCGATCGTGCATTCACATCCCGGCGCGGCTGCTCGCCCGAGCATGGCCGATAGGGCAATGTGCGAGCAGAGCGGTGTCGCGCGCTGGGTGATCGTCTCGCTTGGTGTGCAGGCTGATGGCTCGGTAGCTGTCGACGACTGGTGCGAGTTCGGCCCGAGTGGCTATGTGGCGCCGCTCGTCGGCCGCGAATTCACGCACGGCTCGCTCGACTGCTACAGCCTCATTCGAGACTGGTATCGCGTCGAGCGCGAAATCGAATTGCCCGACTTCGAGCGGCCGGACGGATGGTGGGACGACGGCACGTCGAACCTCTACCTCGACAACTTCGCGAAAGCAGGATTCGTCGACGTCGGGCAGCGCGCCGAGCTGCAGCCCGGCGACGTCCTGCTAATGCAGATTCGCAGCAAGAACGGCGTGCCGAACCACGCAGGGATCTATCTCGGCGATGGCGTGCTGCTGCATCACATGTACGGCCGCCTATCGGGTCGCACCGTGTGGGGCGGAATGTGGGCGCATAGCCTGCGCACGGTGCTGCGCTACAAGGGATAAGAAATGAAAAACACGCTTAATACCGTACGCCTCTATGGCGTGGCGGGGGCTAAGTTCGGTCGCGTTCACCGCCTGGCCGTGTCATCGACGCGCGAGGCTATGCGCGCGCTGTGCGTGACCGTTCCCGGCTTCGAGAAATTCATGATGAGCGCTAAGGACAACGGCCTGACGTTCGCCGTGTTTCACGGGCGTCAGAACGTCACCGAAGACGAATTGCAGCATCCGATCGGCTCGGACGAGATTCGCATCGCGCCGATCCTCATCGGCAGCAAGAACGGCGGACTGTTCCAGACCATTCTCGGCGCTGCGCTCGTCGTGGTCGGCGTGTTCACGAGCGCATATGGCGGATCGACCCTGATTGGCCTCGGCGCATCAATGATGCTCGGAGGCGTGATGCAGATGCTGAGTCCTCAGACGAGCGGGCTGGCTGGCACAGGGCCGAACAACGGAACGTCGTACTACTTCAACGGGCCGGTCAACAGCGCAGCGCAGGGCGAGCCCGTGCCGCTCGTATACGGCCACATGGTCGTTGGATCGAAGGTCATCAGCTCCGGAATCTTTACTCAGGACAAGAACTGATATGCGTATTCAAGGCTCGAAAGGCGGGTCGAGCGGCGCGCCAACGCAATCGCCTGATAGCCTGCACTCGATCGCCTATGCAAAGGTGCTCGACCTCGTGTCGGAGGGGCCGATCGGCGGCCTGGTGAACGGTCTGCAATCTGTGTTTCTCAACGGCACGCCGATCCAGAACAGCGACGGGTCGATCAACTTCGCAAATTACAGCTTCGACGCGCGCACCGGCACGCAGGATCAAACGTACCTCCAGGGATTCCCGGCTGTCGAGAACGAGATCGCCATCAGCACGCCGCTGACGTCGGATGCCCCGTGGGTCCGCCAAGTGCAGAACACGCAGCTCACGGCGGTACGGCTGCGATTCGGCGTCCCGGCGCTGCAGAAGTCGGACGCCAGTTCTGGCAACGTGACCGGCTACCGCGTCGAGTATGCGATTGACCTTGCAGTGGACGGCGGCTCATACGCTCAGGTGGTTTCGGGCGCCTTCGATGGGAAAACGACGTCGCTCTACGAGCGCAGCGTCCGCATCGAGTTACCGCCGGCGACGAAAAGCTGGCTTGTGCGCGTGCGCCGCATCACGCCGAACGCGCACAACTCGCTTATTGCTGACACGGTCAATATCGAAGCGATCACCGAGGTCATCGACCGAAAGCTGCGCTACCCGATGAGCGCTCTTATCGGCCTGACGTTCGATGCGCAGTCGTTCAGTTCGGTGCCGACGCGGTCCTATGAAATCAAGGGACTGCTGATCCGAATTCCGACGAACTATGATCCGGAGTCGCGCGTGTATTCCGGCGCGTGGGATGGCACGTTCAAGACGGCTTGGTCGAACAACCCGGCGTGGGTGTTCTACGACCTCGTGCTGAACCCGCGCTATGGGCTTGGCAATCACGTCGACGCTTCGATGGTCGACAAGTGGGGGCTGTACCAGATTGCGCAGTACTGCGACGTGCTGGTATCGGACGGGAAGGGCGGAAAAGAGCCGCGCTTCACGTGCAACTGCGTGATCCAGTCGCAGGCCGATGCATACAAGGTACTGCAGGATCTCGCGACCACGTTCCGCGGCATCGCATATTGGGGGCCTGGCGCAGTTGTGGCGAATGCTGACATGCCGGCAGATCCGGTCTACGTGTACACCGCGGCGAACGTGCTCAATGGCCAGTTCAAATACGTCGGCTCTGCGCTCAAGACGCGCTACACAACTGCGCTGGTGAGCTGGAACGATCCGGCGAACCAGTACAAACAGGCCGTCGAGTACGTGCCGGACGAGGACGGCATCGCGCGCTATGGTGTCACGAAGGCGCAGATCACTGCGTTCGGCACGACGTCGCAGGGCCAGGCGCACAGGCTCGGCTTGTGGTCGCTTCTGACCAGCCGGTACGAGACGAATACGGTTTCGTTTGCCGTCGGCCTCGACGGAACGCTCTGCGCGCCCGGCCAGATCATCGCAGTCGCGGATCCAGCGAAGGCCGGCAAGCGAATGGGCGGCCGAGTGCGCGCGGTGAGCGGCGCGACAATCACGCTCGACAAGGCACCGAGTGTCTTGTCTGGCGACGTGCTGACTGTCATCCTGCCGACGGGCGTAGCGCAGAAGCGTACGGTCAAGTCGGCTGCTGGCGATGCGATTACCGTCGTTAGCGCATTCGACGCCGATCCGGTACCGGGCGCGGTATGGATGCTCGAGAACACGAGCCTCAATGCGCAGCTGTTTCGCGTCGTCAGCGTGCAGGAGGCATCCGACAACGACCAGATCACGTACACGATCAACGCGACGCAGCACGAGCCCGGAAAGTACGCAGCGATCGACAATGGCGCAGCGATTCAGGTGCGCCCGATCACGGTCGTTCCGCCGTCAGCGCAGACGCCACCGGCGAACGTGCGACTCTCGACGTACTCGGTGATCGATCAGGGCATCTCGAAAACCGTGATGGTCATCGCGTGGGATGCCGCGGTCAACGCTGTGAATTACCTGCCGGAATGGCGTAAGGACAACGGGGAGTGGGTTTCGGCCAACCAGACGGGCGGCCTGCAGGTTGAAGTGCCAGGCATCTATCAAGGCACTTACAGCGCGCGTGTTCGTGCAGTCAACGGGATGGGCGTGACGTCGATGCCTGCCTATTCGGCAGACACCACACTCACGGGTAAAACAGGGCTGCCGCCGGCGGTTATGTCGCTTACGACCGTGAGTCAAGTTTTTGCGATCGAGCTTGACTGGACGTTCCCTGCTGATGGATCGGCAGGGGATACGCAGCGCACCGAAATCTGGTACAGCAAGACCGATGACCGTAGCACGGCAACGAAGCTTTCCGACTACGCGTATCCGCAGGCGCGCGCGAATCTGATGGGATTGGCGGCCGGCCAGTCGTTCTTCTTCTGGGCGCGACTGGTGGACACGTCGGGCAACATCGGGCCGTGGTATCCCGCAGGCGCGGGCGTCAACGGGCAGAGCAGTAGCGATGCGAAGGAAATTCTGGCGTACCTAAATGGCCAGATTTCAAAGACTCAGCTCGCGAGCGATGTGCTGACGCCGGTCAACGCAATCCCAGGCATTCAGCAGGATGTAACGGACAACGCTGCTGCGATCAAGGTCGAGCAGCAGATGCGTGCCGATGGTGATGCTGCCCTGTCAACGCGAATCGATAAGGTGAGCGCGCAGGTAGTCATTCCACCGATGGCCGGCGATACAGGGGGCTACGCAGGCTCGACGCAAGTCTACGCGGGCGTCTGGTCGGAGCAGTCAGCTCGCGCTGACGCAGACATGGCACTTGCAAGGGACATCGATACCGTCACGGCGCAGATGACCTCAGGCAATGCCACGTTGTCTGCGGCGATTCGGACTGAGACGCAGGCGCGCACCGATGCGATCAGCGCACAGGCGGCTCAGATCACGACCATTCAGGCGCAGGCGAATGCAAACGCGGCGGCGATTCAAGTCAATGCGAACTCGTATGCCGACCTCAATGGTCGAGTCGCTGCGTCTTACCAGATCAAGACGCAGGTAACGACGGGCGGTCGCACGTATATCGCTGGCATCGGCATTGGTGTCGACAACAGCAACGGAACTGTCGAGTCTCAGGTTCTCGTATCTGCGCAGCGATTTGCGGTGCTCGATAGCGGCGGGACGACTGTCGCATCGCCGTTCGTTATTCAGGGAGGCCAAGTTTTCATCAGCCAGGCGTTTATCGGGAATGGTTGGATCACGAACGCGATGATCGGAAACTACATCCAGTCCGATAACTACGTCGCGGGACGGGCCGGCTGGAGAATCGACAAATCCGGAGCATTCGAGATTAACGCCTCCAGCAGCGGAAATAGGGTGGTGCTTGATGGCAATGGGCTGCGCGTCTACGACAGCGCAGGAACGCTCCGCGTGCGCATGGGGATATGGTGATGGCGGCAGGATTGCAAATCTGGGATGGCGCCGGCCGCTTGTTGCTGGATGCAACGTCGCGCGCCGGCCGCGTTGTTGGAATGACCTACCTCGATGGGTCCGGGGCTCCAGGGAGTATTGCTGCAGACTTGTCGAGCGGCCCCCCTTTCTGGTGCTTTCAGCCTGACTTCATGATCAAGAACATTTACAACGATGCTCCGCCACCGCTGGTCAGCGTCTCGAGTTCCGGTGTCAGTTGGAATTATTCAGCATCGAACAGCAACGGGCGTGCGCCGGTATCGGGCTGGTTGATTTATGGGGTGTACTGATGACGGTTGGCTTCCAAGCCTTCACTGATACCGGGCTATATCAGATCGACGGGCAGACACCCAATCTCCAATGCACGCAGTCAATGGCCGCTGTTTCGTCTCAGCAGGCGGTCAACATCGGAAACACTGCGCAAGGTCCGTACTACGTGACGAAATGGGTATCGACGTTCACGTTTGGCGGGACGACGCCGATCTATGCGATCGCAACGGATGGTGGCGTCGGCGCGACTGTTTGGGACCATCAACTTTCGAGCGGCATACATACGGTGCGCGTGATCACCGATTCGCAGGTGATGGTCCGTTTCTTTGTGTTCGACCAGGTGCCACCGGCAAGCAGTAACTTCGGTCTGCAGGTGTTCGATGCAAATGGAAAGCTGATCGCAGACTCGTCGCGAGCGTTTTTTCGCGTTCTAGACGTCGTCCACGATCAGTATCTATCGGGTACCGGGTGGGTCGTTGGGGGGTTCCCGAGCTATGGCCCATTCAGTCGATCATACGGCGGCCGCCCGGTTCTGATCGCATGCCCGTATGGATGTCACACATGGATGGACTATTCAGGTGGCAGCGATGTGGGGCTAACGATGTTTCAGGTGTCTGGCGACACCGTTTCTTGGTATCAGCACAACTGGGCATCGCCGACGCCAAACTGGGCCGGCTTCCGCGAGACATTCCATTGCCACTTCATGGTGATCGACGGGACGGGCCTTCTGTAACTCTCAATCCACTTCGACAATCTGAGAATGCGATTGCAAGCAAGTAGCCGCCTCCGGGCGGCATTTTCTTTTCCGGGGAATAGATGCGAGTGAGTCCGACAGAGGCCGCGAGCTATACGGGCAGTGTTGTTTCGGTGGGGTCGTCTCTGACGCTCACCGATATTGGTGTGATCGTCGGTATCGCGACGGCGATCATGACGTTCGCGCTCAACGCGTATTTCATGTGGCGGAAGGACCAGCGCGAGCAGCGCGAGTCCGCGGCGCGCATGCACGAGATGGAGGAACACGGTGGCTGACGTACCGAAGAAGACACTCGCTGGAGTAGTGGGGGCCGCAACTGCGGCCCTTTTGCTTTCTGTTGTCCCGAAGTTCGAGGGGACGAAGCTGATCGGTTATCTCGACCCGGTTGGCATTCCGACAAAGTGTATGGGCGACACAACGAACGTCGTCGTCGGCCAGCGGTACAGCGAGGCCGAATGCCGTGAGTCGCTCGAGCGACAGTTGATCGCGCACGCTGAGCCGGTGCTGAAATGCACGCCGGGCCTGAAGGGGCACACGTACCAGCTCGCGGCCGCAGTGAGCTTCGCCTACAACGTCGGCGCCTCGGCGTACTGCGGCAGCGCGACAGCGAAGCGCTTCAACGCTGGCGACTGGCGTGGCGCCTGTCGCGCGATGAACCAGTCGGACGCGGGCCGGCCGCAATGGGTCTATGCGAACTGCCGAACGGTGGTCGATCCGAAGACGAAGAAGCCGACGCAGGTATGCGACACGCTGCCCGGCCTCGTGAAACGGCGCGCAGAAGAACGCGCGCTTTGCGAGAGGGGGCTGTGATGCTGAGGATTGCCATTCCGTACCTGCTGGCCGCGCTGCTCGGCGCGGCGGCCGGCGCCGGCACCGAGCACCTGATCGGCGCGCGCCAGCTCGCCGACGAGCAGGCCGCGCGCGCGGCGGACGCGCAGCGGCACGCCGGCGACCTGACCTCGATCTCGCAGGCGGCGCTCGCCGCAGAACTGCGCGCGATCGCCGCCCACGACGCGGCCGCCTCGCGGGTGGCCGCCGTCGACGCACAATTCACGAAGGAGCGAAACGACCATGAAAACGAAAATCGCAGCATGCGCGCTGCTCTCGCTGCTGGCACTGACCGGCTGCGCGTCGCCGTCCGGAACTGCACTGCAGCCGGTTCCGACGGTCTGCCCGGAGCTGCCGGCACCGCCGGCGTGGGCGATGGTGCCGCCGCCGTCGCAGACGTCGACCCAGCGACTGCGGAACGGGTTTTCGCCGTCGCCGGCGACGACCAGCGCGAAATCGACAAACTGAAGGCGATGCAGGGTTGGGCGTGCGCGGTGCGGCCGGCGACGCCCGGCTGCAAGTAATCCACTCGAGATGCGGAAATCTTTGTAAACTTCACACAAACGAAGTGAAGTTCATCAACTAGCGCCTGAGACCCATAATGAAAAAAACCCTCGTTGCACTGGCAGTTCCACTTCTCGTTTCTCTTTCCGCTTGCGGCGGAGGTGACGGCGGGTCGCCGCCGGCGCCCAGCAAGTTCGCCGTCAAGCTAACGTTCTCCGGGATTCCACTCGTACAGCAGGCAAAGACGTCGCGTATGGCTGCGACGGACGTTGCATCTGGCGCGAGCGCTCCGGATGCCACTTCTGCAGGCCAGGCTACAGTGAATGCCCTTCAGCAGAAGTTCAGCGATGCCGGAACCGGGATCACGGTCTACCCCGGCGTGATCGATGGAACGACGCTACACCAGATCGTGATGTCGGTGAATAACGGCGTTGGCCCGACCGACGACGAGCTCCGAAACGCGAAGGTTCCTGTCGTCAGTTCCGAGTGGATGATCGTCAATTTCCAGCTTGACGACATGCAAACCGCGAGCAATGACCCGGCGCAGATCGCGGCGATGGATCAGTTCAAGAAGGACCTGATCGTCTTTCAGAATCGCGTGTATCTCGAGGGGAAAGTCCTCTACAAGATTCTGCCGATCAGGACGTGCGACCTTCCGGCGGGGCAAACTGCAGCGGATGGCTTGATCGATGTCCTGCAGCGCGTTCCCGGCGGCGGCTATTTGATGGGGCTCAGCTACGCGCCGGATAAATCGCACATGGGAGCGGATTGCCGCACCCCCGATCAGGCGACACAAGACGCATACGTGAATGCCATCGTCACGCCGATCGTGGCGAGCTACAACGCGGTCAATCAGCAGGTGAACGACTGCAAGACGCATCCCGAGAATCGCCCGGCGCGCGATTGCATCGGCATCACGCCGAACACGCCGTGAATTGTCGCGCGCCCCATTCAACGCGAATCGGGGCGCGCGCTACGGGCAACTGAGCTGGATTGCGTTACAACTTCCCGGCTCCGGCCGCAGCCTCATCCGCGCGGGCCCGTTCCTTGGCCTGCCAATAGTCCGCGTCGGCAACGCTGGTTTCCGACTGATCAACTCGATCACCATACTTTTGCATGGTGATTCGCACATGCTCCCCGCGCCACTGGAGCGTCACATTGCTGAACGATGCGCCACCGATGGTTTGGGCTGCGCTTGTGGCACGGCTCGTAGGCGCGCCGTACCTTGAAATAAACGCGGCAGACAGCGCGTCGAAGTCTTTCGGGGCGCTCTTCAGCAGGAAGGAGGTGGGGGCGCCATCGTTGCCAGTTACCCATACCCGGTATTCAAACCCAAGCTCCGGGGTGTTCCAGAGCTGCCCGTATGAACTATCGCCGTCGATGCAAAGTCCATCGATCGTTTTCAGTCGCCCGAAATCGACGAAGGTCTGGTTGGTGATAGTCTGTTTCGGGCATTGCTGCACATTCAGCGGGGCGCCAAACTTGATGCCGAGGAAGCCGTCCGGCTCCCTATCCCATTTTTGAGCACGCGGCGGGGATGCCGGCTTCTTGGCGTCTGCGGCTGCGCAGACCCCGAGCCCCATGGCAAGCACGCACGCGAAAGCGATTCCTTTCATTGTAATTTTCCCGAAATATTGCTCGGATTCTAGCGCCAT